ACCTGACAGATGCTGACCTGACACGTGCTAACCTGACAGATGCTGACCTGGCATGTACTAACCTGACAGATGCTGACCTGACACGTGCTAACCTGACAGATGCTGACCTACCATACGCTGACCTGATAGATGCTAATCTGACAGATGCTAACCTGACACGTGCTAACCTATCACACGCTGACCTGTCATGTGCTAACCTGACACGTGCTGACCTGACACGTGCTGACCTGTCATGTGCTAACCTGACACGTGCTAACCTGACAAATGCTAACCTGACAGATGTGCTACTTTAATAAACAAGACAGAGGTGTCAATTTTACCTAATTTACCTAAGGAGATTTTATGTTTCAACTTAACACGAGGACGCTTGAGGCGGCGAAAGCGAAATTGGGCAATAGCAATGCTATTGGCAAACCTGAGACCCTGGGTGTTTTGTTCACGGGTGCCCATCTCAGAGATGCTAATCTCGTAGGTGCTGATCTCGAAAGTGCCTGTCTCAGAGATGCTATCAGGGATTAATCAAAATTCACAAGCCCGGTCTCAAATTCGGGTACCTGAAAATAAACCAATAACCTAAACAAGTGAGGAAATATGCTTCCTGAAATTTTAAAAAAATTAAATCGTATATGTGTTAAAAACAGTAGTCTTCGTATACTAAATTACTACAAAGTAAAGAATGGAAAAGCAGAGTATACCGATTTAGATAACTGGATTTTTACTAAATCAGATTATAAAGACGGAATATATTATAAATTCAAACCGGATCAAAAAGAACAGGCTATTTCTCCAGAAAGTGAAATGGAAGAATATCCCGTACTTACTCTGGAAGGAGAACCGAAAAAGGAATATGTTTTCAATATTCAAGAATTGAATGAAAATATCATTCTTTTTACTGCAAAAGATGATACTCGTGATTGTCTTATGCAAGTATACATAAACAAAAAAAATGAGGCGGTTGCTACAAATGGATTTTACATATACATTCAAAAAATTTCTTGTAAAAAAGATTGCATAATTCCGGTATCATTTATACGATTGTGTAAAGTTTTTAATATCTCTGAAGTATACACAGTTGGAAAATGGATATACGGTATGCAAGATGATATAGAAATCTATACTAAAATCACGGAAGAAATTTATCCAAATTATGAAGTTGCTATACCAAAACTTGAAAAATCTGAAATCACGGCGGAAGATTTTAGAAATTTTTCTTCAGCATTAATTGAGTGCAAAAATTACTGGAATGAAAAAACTAACATGATAATTTTCCATGATAACTGGCTGCTTGTTCGTAATGAGAAAAATAAACGAATGAAGATAAATCTGAATAAGAAAATATTTCCGACTCCGAGAGGATTTAATGGTAAATATTTTCTGGATATTATTTTAAAAACAGCGGAAGGTAATTTATATTACCATCCTGTAAGTAATCTTTCAATGGTGTATTTCAAATCTGAAAACTCATTAACCGGAATTATGCTATTAAGAATTGTTGAACCGTATGATCTAAAGGATTTTACTGAAATTTTTGTAACAGAGAAAAAGAAATCGGAAGAGAAAAATAAACCTGATTACAAGAAAATGTATTTTGAACTGCTGGCTAAATATAATAAAGAGGTCAAAAAATGAAGACTAAAAAAGAAATCCTTCGGGAACAGGGTTATCAACCTGTAATTGGAAGGCCGTCAGTAGGGGATACAATGTTATCTCCTTTAACAATACCTGTTGAAATAAAAAAGGCTCTTGATATTATCAAGAAAAAATATAAAAAATCTTTGCCGGAAATGAGACGACAAATACTTTTAGAATATTTACAAAAAGAAAATATGCTATAAAAGTGCTATAACCGGCACCCCTGTATATATGCCTATTTTTTATCATGAAATTAAATGAATTTTTTTTATTATATAATAATATAAATAAAAGGAGTAAAAATAGGCATATATACAGGGGTGCCGGTTATAGCAAAAATATAGCAATTTACCTTTATGTAAACTAATTAATAAAAAAAGAAAAAATTTTAATTTATAATTTATTGTAATTAAAAGAGATACAAAAATTAATAAAAAAATATGAAAATTTTTTTATACAATAACAAAAAAATAATTTATATTTAATCATATCTAAGGAGAACACATGATTAAATTATATCCGTATCAAATATTGGTTTTAGACTGGCTCAGGAACAGAAAAGAGTGTGCTCTGTTTCTGGAACAGCGCCTGGGAAAAACCTATATTACAATAGCGGATATTCTGAATAAACCTATCTATGATAAAATATTAATCATTGCGCCGTATTCGGCTTGGCTCGCGTGGGAATATACTTTAAAAGAATTTAATCAATACTCAATACAATTCATAGAAGGTACTCGAAAACAACGTATAAATTCATTACATAATTTACAAAAATGGAACATAACAAATTACCAGACCTCTATAAAATCAGAATTGCTCTCAGTAAAATGGAATTGTGTCGTATTGGATGAGTCTACATATATTAAAAATCCGAAAGCAAAAATGACTAAATATTTTTTAAGACTTGGAGACAATACAGAATACAAATATATTCTTTCCGGTACGCCGGGTCTTGAGAATCCGTTGGATTATTTTTGTCAATTGAGATTTCTCTCCAGAGAATGGCTCGGAAAAAATTATTGGGAATTTAGAAATAAATATTGTTTTCTTAATGGTTATAATTGGGTATTAACTAACTCCGGAAAAGAAATTTTAAGACAAACACTTCAAAATAATACCTATAATCTTAAACGTAAAGATGTAGGATTTAACTCTAATAAAATTTATAAAATTATCACAATAGGCAAAACTAAAGAGTTTGAAAGAATAGAGAAAACATTATTAGAAAAATATTTACTTATGAGAGATGGTAAATTATTAGACTCTACTGTCTGGATTACTACTATGTTGATATGGTATCGACAACTGACAGGTGGATTTATTAAAAACAATATGATAGATAATTTAAAATCCGAAGAAATTTACAAAATAATTAACGAAAACAAAGACAAAAAAATTATAATATGGGCAGTTCTTCTTCCAGAGATAAATTTTTTTTATGACAGAGGAATCGAAAAAATAGACGGTTCTGTTAAACCAGAAAAACGGATAGAAATAGCTGAAAGATTTAATAACGGAGGATTACAATATATAGTGTGCAATCCTGAAGCTACTAAATTTGGTATTAATTTATCTGCTGCTGATATATCTATTTTTTATTCGATGAGTTTTTCATTGACTACACAACTGCAAGCTGAAGATCGCATGGTAAAACAAAATAAGGAATCTATTATTTACAAATTGATAAGGAAAAATACCATAGATCAAGATATTTTAAATTGTCATAGTAGAAAATTAACTTTAAACCAGACAATGGAAATAATGAAAAAGAAATATGAATTTAAAAACTGATATTTGAAAGACGACGCGCAGAAAGGAAAATAACAATGTTTCCTCCACAAGCACCTTGGACTGGCCTTGGGCAATTAGAAAGTGAGATTCGTGATGTTAAGTCAATTTTATCGCGCAAAGCAGATGATTGTGAAGTACGTTCGGCGGTGTCTCGTGTGGATAGTTTGGAACGTACCATTGGGGAAGTTCGCTCCGATATTGACCGGATTAGCGCTTGGATGCAAAGAGTACAAGAAAATTTAAGAGCTGCAGCAGAAAATTAAGGAGTTGTCAATTACATCCCAAAGAAAGAAAAATGCAAATGGTTGAAACAATTTATAAAACTGTCACATTTGAAACAGAAACATGTTATAGGTGTGGAATACTTTTCGCAATGCCTGCTGAAATTCGGCAACGCAAATTGCGTGAAGGCGGAGATTTCTACTGTCCAAATGGTCATGGCCAGCATTATGCAAAAACAACCGAACAACGGTTGCGTGAACAACTTGAACGAGAGCGCAATAAAACCATACGCGAACAGTCCGCAAGAGAGCAAATTCAGGCAGAAGTAAATGAGTTGCGCAAGAAAAATAATAAAATCATTGGCAAATTATCTCGTGTTTATAAGCGCGTTCGAAATGGTGTGTGCCCGTGTTGCAATCGGCATTTTGACAATCTCGAAGGCCACATGAAAACAAAACACGGTGCGAGGTTATAATGCCTATTCGCGCAGTACGGTAAACGTTAGCAGAAATAAATTTTTTTTCAATTTAGGAGGCGCACATGTTAATGTTCTGTACGTTGATATACAAATGTCATTAATTGACCTCGATCAGGCTGAATTGGTCGAAGTGTTCGTGCCAGCATTCGTTAAAACTATAGGAGCAGCCTCATTATGATTTTATCATTTGACACGGGAAAAAATATAGGTTTGTGTGTTATGAAATGTAAAGCAATACATACATATAAATTTATTTTAAACAATCCCGAAGAAATATTATCTAAAATAAATTTTCTCACAAACATTCAAGAATCTATAATTTATATAGAAGATTACATGATTTATAATTCTCCTAAGTCAATAATATCCGCTATATCGGGCGATCTGAAATTTGTTATAAAAACCGGAATTATACTAGAAAAATATTTTAAGGATTTGAAAGCTAAAAGAGTAATTATGGTTTCTCCTCGCTGGAAAGGAACTATGAATGATAAACAAGTAAAAGAACGGATAAAATATTGCATGAAAAAATATAAATTTAATTTAGAATTTGAAAAAAGGAAATTATCGTCTCATGAATGGGATGCTATAGGAATGGCTTTAAATGGTTTAGGTCTTTTCAATTCAGGAAAATAAAATGATTGAATGTAAAAAATGCAATTTATATCAGTATCGCACTAAAATTGTACGTGGTAAAGGTACGTTAAATCCTGATTTTCTTTTGATGGGTGAAGCTCCGGGAAAAGACGAAGATTCAGAAGGTTTTCCTTTTGTCGGTATGGCAGGAAAATTATTAGATAAATTGTTACAAGACGCTCAGAAACAGACAGAAAAGAAATTTACCTTTTTTATTACGAATACTATATGGTGCAGACCGACTGATTATTTATATGGAGAAAATCGTAGACCTGCTGAATTTGAGATTTATCAATGCAGACCGAACGTAATTTCCTTAGTTCAAAAAGTGAATCCGAAAAATATTATTCTCATAGGTAAAGTAGCAGAAGAATTTTATGGAAATTATTTTAAAATATATTCTACTATTCAACACCCGTCTTATATACTGAGAAAAGGAGGTTACGTTTCGCAGGTATATATGGATAATTTACAAAAGTTAGTGGAGATATTTAAAAATAAAAAATAAATAACCTAATCGAAAGGAGTACAAAATGTCCCTAATCCCGCTAAGAAAGTCTCTTCCAGAGGTTGATCTGCAAAAATATACTTTTCTATTTTATGGAGAGCGTAAAATAGGAAAAACAGCAGTCGCTTCACAATTTCAAAATCCATTATTTGCTATGATGGAACCTGGTGGTAAAGCACTCTCTATTTATCAATCTCGTATTAAGGATTGGAAATCATTCATAAAATTGACTGATGAGATCGAAAAAGACGAGAAATTCAAAACTATCGTTATTGATACCGGCGGAAGAGCTTATTCGTATTGTTATGATTATGTGCTGGAAGAAAAAGGCGTTTCCGATCCTTCGGAAGAAGGTTGGGGAGGTTGTTGGTCTGATATTGCTAAGGAATTTGAGACACAGAATGATAAAATATTTGAAACCGGAAAAGGCGTTTTGATTACCGCACATTCCGAAATAATAACTTTACAAAAGAAAGGCGGTATAAAAGAAACCAAAATTCGTGTCGATCTCGGAAAACAGGCGCGTCGATATTATGTAGGTGTAGTCAATACCGTTCTCTATTTTCATTATGATGTAAATGGTGATCGTATAATGACAATACGAGGATCAGAGGATATTGAAGCAGGTACTCAGATTAAGAAAAGATTTCTTTATCCTGATGGAGAATATATCAAAGATATTCCTATGGGTAAAGATGAAGAAGAAGCATATAATAATCTTGTACTGGCGTACAATAACAAACTTCCTAGACCAAAAAAACCCGAACGTAAATTTTTTACTAAATAACTAATTTTTCAATCTTAATTAAAGGAGTGTTCTTTATGAATCAAAAATTAAGTAGTGATTTTCTTCAAGCCCTTAAGATGACTGCGAAAGTAAACTTTCATGATTCGAAAAAAAGGTTTGAAGAGAACATGAAAAATCGCAGGATTTTTCAAGACGGAAAGTATCCCGCAAAACTCATCGGATTGGAACCTGACGTTGTAAATGATAAGCCGATACTTCGGCCTAAGTGGAAATTTCTGGAAGGGGATAATGTAAACTTTTCGATATACGGGAACACATTCTGGTTACATAATGATGGCGGTATTGCGTGGTTTTTGAATTTTCTTTTTCAGATCGGTATGGACGTTGATAATATCAAGAGTCTTGATAATGATACGATTCAGGATATTATCAAGGAAGTCGTTTCTCAGGAAATAGTCTGTCTGGTAAAGGTAGTAAATAAACCGGATTCTGATTTTCCTGATGTAAAGATGATTGAAAAAATGGATGAATCAAATATTCAATCCGCTGCAGATAATTCGGAACCGGTATCGGAACAGGAAGAAGAGAAAAAGCAGGAAAAAGAAGATCCTTTTGAAAATATGTCTCTAAAGGGATTTCAAAATTTTTGCAAGACTCAGAAGATAAAACCTTCCGATACAACAAAAATGATCGGAAAGAACTACGGTGATATTGACAATACGAAAAGTATTCTCAGTCAGTACACTTTCAATGGCAAGAAACTTTCTGATGAAGAAAAGCAATTCCTGGAATTGCTCGAACTGGATTCATTTATTGAATAACTTTTAACCTGAAATGTAAAAAAATACGGGTGTAAAAGCCCGTATTTTTTGACTCTTAAATTTTATGAAATACTGCATTTTTGATATAGAAACTACCGGATTAAATCCTAACAGGAAAACGGAAATTTTTGCCTATGCTTTTTATTTTCCGGAGAAAAACAATGTAGTCATAAAGCGAAAAGATGCGGACAGGGATTTTATTCCTTATTTACAAAGTATTTTTAATGATGTTTCTATTTGTAAAGTATGTCACAATTATAAATTTGAATATTCATTCTTGAAAAGAATTATACATATACCGAAAAAAACGATATGGCACTGTACTTTATTGATGTCTCAATTACTGGAAAATACAAAACTATCTCATTCTTTGGATTATGTTTTTACACAATTGACAGGATCACATCAATACAATACGATTGATGAAAGAGTATCTAAGTATAAAAAGGTAGGATATGATAAAATATCCGTACCATTATTCAATGAATATCAGACAGCGGATATAATTAGAACCGAAATACTTTTCAGCATTCTTTTTCCAGAGATAAAAAAAGATTCTATCTATAAAGTTTACGAAATGGAAATAGAGTTTGCAAAGATAATAAGTGATATGGAAGATACCGGAATTAATCTAGATAGAAATAACACTCTGCTTTTAATAGAAGACATGAAAAACAGATTTAAAAAAGTTCAGCAGGATGTATATGCGGAAACCGGACAATTTATAAATTTACATTCAGGAAAACAGATTAAAGAATTATTGACAAAAAAATATAAGTTTCCTGTTTTGCAGCAAACTGTTAAAGGAAATATGCAGTTGAACAAAGATGTACTTTTTGAATACAAAAGAATGTTTCCTAATTTGAAAATACTTGATCTGATAATTCAATGGCGTTCTTATAAAAACGGTATATCAACTATACAATCATATCTTGATATTTTTAATTGTTATGGTCGAGTAAATCCTATTATTAATCCTAATCAGGCGCTTACCGGAAGGCAATCTGCTCAAGACCCGAATTTACAGAATGTACAGAAACCGGAAGCTCTGAAAAATCTGTATCCGGTAAATGCACGTCAATGTTTTTGTTGTGATGAGAATGAGTATTTATTATTCGCTGATTATAAAGGAATCGAAATCCGTTTAATGACGGAAATCACTGGAGAGAAAATATACAAGAAAATGATAGAAAATGAGTCCGGTGATCCTCACGATTATGCTGCAAAAATTTTACTTGGGGAACGTTATAACGGGGAAAAAATTTTGCGGGATGCTTGTAAAAATGCTCAGTTTGCCATAGCGTATGCTGCCGGAAAAAAACGTGTGGAGAAAACAGTCAATTTAAAAGATATAGATTATTATGGATTTAAAAAGAAACTCCCGAAGATAGGTTATTTTTCCAGGAATATTATGCATAAAGCTAAAAATGGTTATGTGGAGACTTCTTTCGGAAGAAGATTGTATTTACAGACAGGAATGGAATATATGATCGGAAACCACTTGATACAATCTACGGCAGCGGATATTTTGAAACATGCCATTATCAGGATAGACAAATATATAAAAGATTACTGGCAAGGAAAAATGAAAATGATTATTTCAATTCATGATGAGATAATATTTGGAATGAAAAAACGGATTTTTGATGAGCACGGAAATATTATAATCAAAGATATTTCTTTACTTATGACTACTTTCGATGAGATAAAAATTCCATTAAAAATCGAATGGAAAAAAACAGAAACCACTTGGGATAAGGCAGTAAAAATATGAAAAGATTGCGAAGAATTGACAGGAGAATTTTAATCAAATCAATTGTCGAAACTATGAATTTACCGAAGGGTAAAAAGACATACAATTATTTTACTAAACACCAGCTTATTGAGCTCAATCTTAAAGTGAAAAATTATGCCAAAACTATTTCAGCATGAAAATTTGACAATCTTCAAACAACATGGTTTTGTTCCAGTAGGTGAATTATCGGATGGAAAACATGTTCATGGTAATTGTATTTTCTGTGGTAGTTATTCACAGAAACTAAAAACATTTAAAAATTCTTTCTATGTAAATGTTGATATAAAAGCCTGGGATTGTAAAATTTGTTCTCTGGAAGGAGGATACCAGACTTTTTTAAACGAATTATATAAATTCGGAATACAGAACTTTACAGAAGAAAGAGTAAAAGTCTTATCTGAAAACCGTCAAATACCAAAAAAAATATTGAGATCGCATGGCGTAGGTTATAATCCTGTAATAGACAAATATTATGTTCCCGTATTCAATCTGAGTCATCAAATTATCGATCTTAAGATATTTGATATAAAAGCAAAAGAAAAATTCAGATATGTTTCTTCCAGCGGTGCAAAAAAATCTTTGTATTTTGGGAAGAACGTGCCGGATTTACAAAAGAAAATTTATTATCTGGTAGAAGGCGAATGGGATCGAATGGTGTTCAAATCAGTTATTGATGAATTGAAAATAAAAGCTGAAGTTTTTGGACTGCCCGGAGCACTATCTATGTGCATGGGCTGGATAGATTATTTTAGGGAAAAGGATGTAATTGTAATTCTGGATAATGATTTTGACAGAGAAGTCAATGGAAGGCTTATCGAAGGAGCCGGTAAAAAGGGATGTAAAAAAATTTACGGTTTACTGAACGGTAATTGTAAATCAATCAAATTTCTCCACTGGGAAGAAAGTGGTAAACTGGGAAATGGTTACGATATTCGTGATTTATATATTGACAACAAGAAAGATTCAAAAAAAATTATTGAGTTTATTAATAAACATTTGTATGACTATCCGCAGGGATTCGAGGAAAAAGAACTGGAAATAATCAGAAAAGAGAATAGCAAACTTCCGATTATTTACGCTGGAAAAGGATGTACCATAGGAAAAGTTTATGAGGTTTTTAATAAATATTTAAAAATGGAAAATAACGATTTGATTGACATAGTGACCTCTACGATAATAGCAAACCGCATGCCGGGTTCGCCAGTATGGTTATTTCTGGTCGGCGCTTCAGGCAGTGGAAAGAGTGAAGTTTCGATGTCTTTGTCAGGCCTATCTTTTGTGGAGTCCATATCTTCGCTTTCTAACCATGTGTTAATATCAGGGATGAACTATCGAAATCACCATGACCCGTCTCTAATACCGAAACTAAATGGACGTGTTCTCAATATAAAAGATTTTACAACGATTATAGGTATGGATAAGACCTCTCAATCAGGCATTGTTACAACGCTGAGGGACGCGTTTGACGGGCATTGTGCAAAGCCCTTTGGTAACGGTCGTATGGTACGTTATGAGTCTAAATTCGGCATTATAGCGGGTGTTACGCAGGTTATAGACCATTTCTCGGAGAATTTGTCTTCTCTGGGAGAAAGATTTATCAGATATGAGATAAAAATCGAAAAAAGTATCGCTGGAGAACAGGCTGTTTTGCTTAAAGTCATGAATAATCTTTTTGGAGAAATCAAGGAAAAAATGAAGCTGGAATTGAAGGAAATTATGTCCGAATTTCTCAATTATCCTTTTGTCCTGACCTTTTTTCCAGAGGAGGAAGCCCGTATAAAAGTGGCTACAATAGCACAATTGACCGGACTTCTCAGAGGTTCGGTATTACGTGATGGACGCACAGGAGATATAATTTACAAGCCGATGATCGAAAGCCCTACACGACTGACCGAGCAATTTTTAAAACTATTTATTGCTTTACATGTGATACATGGAGAGAATACGACTAATCTGAAATACCTGGATATTCTAAGAGACGTATCTTTGAGCACGATGTCCGCTAATTATCGGGATATTATTAACGTGATTATAAACGAAGAAAAAGATATTTCATTCGAGGATATACAGAAAAAAATCGGATTACCTTCTCCTACCGTAAGAAAAAATATGGATAATCTTGTCATACTCGGAGCACTTGACAAGATACAATTAGATAAAGTAAATAATTTTGGCGCGAGATATAAATATAAATTATCGAATCGTTTGAGAATATTGAATCAGAAATCCGGAGTATTTACTAAATAAAATTTTCCTAATTTAAACTAAAGGAGTGTTTTATGAGTGTCAAAGCATTAAAATCCCAGTTAAGAGAGAAGGTAAAAGGTATATCTAATAGTGCATTAGATATACTGGCAAATTGTCTGGATGGCAAAAAACCAGTTGGTTCGGGAATGATGGATAAATTGATTCGTATCGTTTCACAGGGTATAAAAGTGGAACACATGGATCAATTAAAAGACCAAAATGACCGTTCTTTTGCTCTTCGTCTATTACCGTATCTTCCGAAAGACAATAATGCAAGGAAGAATTATATCATGTTGTCAAATCCTTCGTTAAAACCTTTACTGGAAGATAAACCGAGAAAGGAAAAAACGGAATAAAAAACTAAATAAATATATTCACAGCAAAGCTGAGCACAGCGAAGCAAAGCTGAGCGTAGCAAAGCAAAGCATAGCAAAGCAATGTATCTTAAATCTTAAACTAAAGGAATAGTATTATGAAAACTTCAAAGATAAATGTTACTTTACAAGGGATAGCGCCTATATTGTTCAATAGATTTGTGGATTACTCGAAAGAAGTCAGACCGCCGGAGCAGAAATTATATATAGATAGTCAAAATACGATTGTATTGCCGTCTCTGAATATAGATGCGTTTTTGTTCGGAGAGTTTCCTACCGGATGCGCGAAGACTTTCGAAGGTAAAAAGGGAAAGGATTATCTGAGGATAGGTCAAAGTCATGTTTTCGTGGAACCTGATTTGATTCCATTTACAGATGGGAAGAAGGAAATAAAATATAACGGGTTCGGTAAACAGTTGATGCTGCATGATTGGGGTTCTCCGAGAGTGAAGAATGGTTCTCTGAGCGTAAAACAGGAAAGGATTGTAAGACCTATGCTCAATCTGCCGTGGGAATTGACATTCTCTATTAATCTGATTGAGAATAGTCTTATAAATTCAACCAAGCTGGAAAACTGGTTTACTCTGGGAGGAATCATGCTGGCTTTCGGATCATGGAGGCCGAAATATGGCAGATTTACAATAAAGAAATGGGAAGAAACTAAATAAATATATTCGCAGCGTAGCTTAGCCGAGCACAGCCGAGCAGAGCACAGCCAAGCGGAGCATAGCATAGCGAAGCAGAGCAATGTATCTTAAATCTTAAATCTTAAACTAAAGGAGTAGCATATGCTAGAAGCAAAATTAGTCAAAATGTCTGCCCTCAAACTATGGGAAAACAACCCGCGAAGGAATGAAACCAACATAGAAAAGTTAACGCACATTTTAGCAGTGCATGGTCAACGATCACCGATAATCGTTGATTTGAAGACGAATGTCATTTACAAGGGAAATGCAACGTACAAAGCGATTACCCTGTTACATGACGGAGGAATAGAAAATTTCTTGACGGAAGAAGACAAGAAATTAATAAAAGGAAACGCTTTAATATCAACTTTTCATGCCGACGTCCGTAAGGGAATGATATGGGCTTCTTTCCAGAGTTTTCCGTCTGAAGCTGCCGCGATAGCGTATGGAATTTCCGATAATGCAGCTTCGGAATGGTCTGAATGGGACAGGGATTTATTGACAAAAATGTTATCGGCGGAGCCAGTCGAGTACAAAACTTTATCCGGATTTACTGAAAAAGAACTGGATTTTTTCAAGGAAAAATTTAAAAAACAAACTACCGAACCGGACAATAAAGACCCGAAATATAAGGTCGTAATTTCGGTACCGGATGCTATGACTTTTGAAAGTTTTGAGGAGATTTTTAATAAAGAGGTTTCTTCAGGGTTTGTTTTGAAGTTGGACTCGAAAGAATTTTTTGAGGTTTTTAATCGAGAAAAAAAGATGAAAAGTTGACAAGATGTCACAAAAACCATTCTGTTTTTGGGGTAGTTTTTGATAAAAATTTTTATGATTTTTCGGTTTTAAGGGTTTTCTTGTCAAAAAGGAATTTTTAGTGTTGAATGAATGATTTTTTGTAACTAATTGAAAAGAAAAGAGATATGAGTTTACAAGAGAAAAATTGCTATATTTTTGCTATAACCGGCACCCCTGTATATATGCCTATTTTTTTTTTCTTTCATGAAAGTATATGATTTTTTTTATCATATATTATATAATTAATGATAAGAAAAAGAAAAATAGTAAATGTATAGACCATATATACAGGGGTGCCGGGTATAGCACTTTTATAGCATTTTTCAGCATTTTTTAAAAAAATGTAGTATATTTAGTGTATAACAGTTTTATAGCATTTTAAGGAGATAAAAGATGGAAAAGATTAAAATAAGAATTATCGGATGTACTGATAAAAACTGGTGGTATCATGATCGAATAGGAGAAACATTTTTTACGAGTGAAGTATCCGCACTGGGAAATTGCTTTGTAAATCCTTCAGGTTTCTGCGATCTTACAATCGGTATTGTTAAACATGGTGATTATGAAGTTGTAAAGGAAGTTGAATATACCAGGAATACTTTCTTTATGTTTAAATTCCTTTACAACTTCATAATCACTATGTACAAAAATAAAAATCACGAGATGCAGTAAACCTAATTATTGGTATGCCGATAAAATCGGAAAGGTTTTCGTTTATAAAGGAGGATCATGCTGAAAAAATACGTGATTGAAATATTTGAGGGAAGACCTATAGGTATTTCATACAATGATATTACCGAGGTTTGTATCATCGGCGGAAAGTACCGTGTAAAGGAATTGATAGACCATATCCTGGAAGATTATTTTCCGTCAATAGAAGAAGTCAATATTACGGAAAAGCAGATACAGAAAAATAAATTCCGGTATTACTTTACTATAAGCAAAAAAGATTTTTTCAGCAGTATCAAGGAATTGGAAAAAGCCGATTTTCCGGTCACGGAAGTTTACAATTTACAAGAGATAATGAGATAATATATGTTGGACAACTTCTGGTATTGGTGCATGAATCCGAGAATATTGTTTCCATTAATGATAATTCTTGTGTTATTAATGCTGATATTCTTTTCGATACTATCATTCCTTATAGGCTTTTATTCTTGTATGCCTATTAAATAGGAGAGCTTTTATATGCATTTTTCTATTAGTAAAGTTTTTTTGAAAAGAGAAATAATTTTACACGGGTATGTTCTTGAACTGGCAGATAAATATTGTCCGAGATGTTTTATAAAACCGATATATCGAGAAAAGAATTATCACAATCCTTTACACTTTTGCCGAGTATGCGGATTGGAATATATCAAAGGAATTGACGTAAACAAAATGTATAATCGGATAGGAGATAACTGATTTGTGATCTTTTCTAAAAATTCTCTCTACGCTATGGACTTGACAATTAAAGATCGGAATATACCGATTTTGAACAATGTGCTTTTTTGCAGAGACGGTACGGTTATCGGTCTTTGCAAAAATATGATAGCAGTTGTGGAGCCTCTTTCTCCAGAGATAAGAGATAAACTGCATTTAAAAAATACGTTTAACAAGGATGATATTTTCTTAAGCAGTGACAACGTAAAGAAGATCGTACAGTCTCTTCCGGTAGATACGACTTTTAAAGGTTTGTTGGAGTTTTGCGATATTTTTCTTGACAAGAAGCAGGATAAGGTAATTGTCACTACGCATGATGGTACGCAGAGTACCATAAAAACCATGAATTATGTTAAAGAAGATTCGAGTTTTGTAAAGTCCATTCTGAAGGAAATTTTTGAGATACGTCAAGACCTGTGCGGAGAGTGCAGAATGATTATAGGATTACAACGATATAGTAATTTATTAACGGTACTGAAAAAAATAATAAATGATAAAAATGATGAGATTCCGATTTGTCAAAACTGTTTTTCCATGAATAAAAAAAGATATTTGAATTTGAAAAGTCAAATACTGAAGACCGGACAACAGGTAATCGGAATCGCCTGGATAAATGATAAGGATGTAGACGAGTATTGGATTGAGAAAGGTTTAATAGAAAGGAGATTTGAAAAATAAAATACCTGATATGGAATTTTATTTTGTGGTTTTGTATTAGTTTTTGGAACGTTCTTTTCGGATATATATTTAATATGAGTCCGATAGAAATAATTTTTATGTGCACGATTTGTTGTGCATTTTGCAGCATAGGAATGTTAATAGGTACCCTTTTCAGGAGGTTTGACAAATGAAACTATTTGAAATTAACTCAGAACTCAGAAATATTGTAGATGAGGTGTCTTTGTATGCCGAAGAACATGACGGCGAGATACCGGAAAATCTTTCGAATAAATTAACAAGTATTCAGCAGGAAAAAGAGCAGAAAGTTTTATCTATCGGTCGCTGGTACAAAAATCTGAATGCCGAAGCCGAAGCGATAAAAACAGAAGAAGATCGTCTCTATTCCCGAAGAAAATCATTGGAAAAACGAATCGAAGGAATAAAATATTTTCTTGAAACATACTTGACAGGAGAGGAAAAATATTCAGACGGGGCGGTTAAAATATCATTCAGGAAATCGGAACGCCTCAGTATGATTACAGAAGATATTCGTTGTATTCCTGATAAATATCTAAAACCACAACTTCCGAAAATTGACAAAGCAGCCATAAAGGACGATATTAAATCCGGCAAACGATTTGATTTTGCAAAAATAGAATTTTGTAACAATATACAGATAAAGTAATGAACAATCCTGAATACGGTTGTAAACAATTTGTAGCGGTAATTAAAAACAAATATGGTATTCACTACGGGTGATCCTAAATATTATTTATTCAGTCCGGTAGATAATAATGGAATTAATACAGGCGTATCTCCGTTTCCGGTATTGAAAAGTAATTTACAAAACGATATTAAAAAAGCTTTAGCAAAAGGAAGGGGTAACGCAGGAATATGAAAATCGAAAAAATTGACATAGGAAAACTGAAAAGAAATCCCGACAATCCTCGGATAATCAAAGACGAGAATTTCAAGAAACTGGTGAACAGTATCAAGAAATTTCCGAAAATGCTTGAAATCAGACCGATAGTCATTGATGATAAAGGAATGATCCTGGGAGGAGATAAACGGTATCTGGCTTGCAAAGAACTGAAATTGAAACAAGTACCGGTTATCTGTGCATCGGCTCTTTCTCCAGCGGAGAAGGAAGAATTTATTGTCAAGGATAATTTATTTTCGGGTGAGTGGGATTGGACAAAACTTTCGGGATGGGATACTAAGAAATTGGCTGAATGGGGATTTGAGGAATGGATGTTTAATGAGGGTGAAAAGTCACTTGCAGTCAATAAAGAGAAAGAAATAAAAAAATGTCCTAAATGTGGATATGTTTTGAAATGAAACTAGAATTAAAAACCTGTGTATATTGTAAACAATCTTTGCCGATAAATTTCTTTAATCGAAATCGGCTTCCTGGATTACGGTGGGCTTGGTGTAAAGAATGTGAGAAAAAGTATAATTTTTACGAGAACAGAAAAGGAAAAGAATTTTCTCATATACTCAGTTTCTCTGGCGGAAAAGATTCTACTGCAATGCTTCTGCTCATGCTCGAAAAGAAAATGAGGATAGATGCAGTTGTTTATTTTGATTGCGGCTCTTTTGAGTTTCCTCAGATGGCCGAGCACATCGAACAGGTAGAAAAATATACGGGAATGGAAATAATTAAAATAAAACCGGAACATGACTTTGGCTGGTTACTGAGTAATAATCCTAATCCTGGTTCAAAGAAACAGGAAAATGGTTGGCCGACATCCTTGATGCGTTGGTGTACTATGATGAAAATAAATGGTATCAGGCGTTATATGCGTTTATATAGGCCATATTACCTGTATATCGGATATACTGTGGACGAAGTTGAAAGAATAAATAAGGCAGCGGATCATAGCCATAATTTAATATTCAGCCATAAACAGATAAATAAATATCCACTCTATGACTGGAATTTGTCTGAAAAAGATTGTTTAAATTACTGTTTTAAAAAGGGTTTTCATTGGAATGGATTGTATAAACATTTTAATAGAGTGAGTTGTTTCTGTTGTCCTTTACAAAGAAAAGAAGACCTAAAAAAGTTATATAAATACTATCCAGAATTATACAATCAAATTAAAGAATGGAATAAATTAACCTGGAATCATTTTAAGAATGATCCGGACATTTTTAATAAAATAGAATCGGAGATCAGGTATGGCAAAGATTTCACGAGAAGTATATGTAGAAGCAAAAAATCAGAAACTACCATTAAGTAAAGTAGCAGAAATGAATGGAGTTACCAGACAAGCGGTATTTCAGATGTTTAAAAAATATGAAAATGAGGATAAGCTAAAATTGATAAAAAAGTCTTCTAAAAAAGTATAGCAGTTTTATAGCATCGTCATTACATACAAATTTACATATAGATGTTTATTTTATATGTAAATGGACACAAATAATCCTCCTTTAAAAGACTCAAAGTTAAGCGAAGATACTTCGAAGAATAAACTTACAGGAAAAGCACGTTCTCTTGCCAACCTAAAACCGCATAGAAAAGGCGAACCTACACCAAATCCTTATGGCAGACCTAAAGGCGTAACCTTCGAGGAAACCTTTCGCAGACACCTCGAATTAGTTCCCAAAGCCAGCGAATTAAAGAATTTACAAAAGATATTTCCTCAAATTAATCTTCAGGGATTGACTGCCCGTGACCTTATGTGCATACGCGCTATAACCAAAGGCATATCAGGAGATGACCGTTGTCTGGATATTATTATGAAGCGTCTCGAAGGGCTTCCGAAACAGTCCATCAAAATCACTCAGGAAAATGCTAATAGACAATACTCTATCTCGAATGATTTTCTTCCAGAGGGAGAATCTAAAAAATGATTTCCCTTATGGAATCGGAAATAATACAACTCAATAAATATCTTAACCACAAACATAGAGCTCTTTTCCAGAGTAAAGACGAAATTCTTTTAGTCAGGGGAAGTACAGCAGCAGGTAAATCATATTCGATAGCGGATAAACTTTTGTTAAACGCTGTCATACAACCGGAAAGAAAGATTCGTATTCTGGTTATGAGAAAAACATTACCTTCATTGCGTGCTTCCGTATTACCTATTCTGCAAGAAAGAGCCGAAAAGGTTTTCCATCTTGATTTTCACATAAACCGTTCTGTATGGACGGCTGATTGTGATAATCTCGAATTTATTTTCTTATCTGTCAATACGCGCGAGGATTTTGAGAAGTTGAAGTCAATAACCAATATTGATTTTATATGGATAAACGAATTGCCTGGTATACGACAAGATGATTTTGATGAAGCCATGCGAAGGATGCGTGGAGGCGAATCGTTTTATAATCAATGTATCGGAGATTTTAATCCTGTAGGTAAATTCTCATGGGTATATCGGGAGTTTTATGAGAAGGATTCTTATAAACACAATGCTTTGAAATATACTATCGAAGATAATCACCCTGATTTTTTAAGACAGGAAAAGACTAAAAATCTTATTGCACGTCTTGACAAATTGAAAGAGACTAACCCGAACGCTTATAAAATTTACAGACTTGGAGAATGGGGCGATCTGAAAGGAATCATATTCAACTGGCATGTAGAAGAACTTCCTGAAATTGGATTCGATGACATATTCTACGGACTTGACTTTGGTTATTCTATTGATCCGGCTGCTCTGGTAAAGATATATCGAAGATCAGATAAGTTTTGGGTACAGGAACTTATTTATGAGACTGGTTTGACTAATCAGATGCTGGCAAAAAAGATGATTGATTTAGGAATAGGTGTAAATGATGATTGCTATGCCGATAGCGCCGAACCGAAAAGTATTGATGAATTAAACAGCGAACCGTTCAATTTGAATGTAAAGCCGTGCGATAAAGGGCCGGATTCCGTACGCAAGATGATAGATACCTGCTTGGGAATTACCATTTATATCGTTGACGGAAGCGAAAATATAGTCAAAGAACATAATATGTATGTCTGGAAAGAAGACAAAGACGGACACAACTTGAACGAGCCTGTATCGGTTAATGACCATTTAATGAAAGCCATACAGTACGGAATCTGTACGCATTGTAAACGGATACGCTTGCCTGGATTCGAGGTATTATGAGATTTACAGAAAAGATTTTTAATAGATTAGGTTACGAGAAGAAGGAACAAACTTCTGCTAAGATAGAAGAACTAAAACTGATTTACGAAAGAATGTACTATACAGTCGGTAACAATCTACTTGGATATTATAAACATTGGGTATACACCTGTGTAAATAAAATAGCGCGTCAGGTTTCATCCTATCCTTTTAAATTATATACGATGAAACGACAAGGAAAACATTTAAGAGGAGGCGTTCTAAAGTCTTTTGTAAAAGCAAACAAGGAACAATTAAAATCAGCAGAAATTGACAAAGTAGAAATAGATAATCATCCTTTTCTCGATCTGATAAATGATCCTAATGATATTACTACCAGACGTGCTCTGATAGAACATATCATGATTAATCTGGAATTGGACGGTTATACCGCTCTGTATTTACCGAAAGGAAATTTAAATCTTCCTTTCCAGTGCTGGTATCTGCCTTTGACAAATTCAGGAATCATAACTCCGATAGTAAAAAATAATACTATTGAGAGCTTCACTTATCAAGATGGGACTACCAGTTTGACAATACCTGCTGATGAAATTATTTACATAAATTATCCGCATCCGAAGAATCCTTTCTACGGAATGTCGCCTATTCTTTCTCAAACGTATCCGTATGATATAGACGATTATCTCAGTAAACATATTTATTCGATTTTTAAAAACGGAGCTACGTTCGGGAATCACTTTACAACAGATCAACAGCTAAAAGGTAAACAAGTAGATGATTTAAAAGAGTTGATAAACTCACAGTATCAGGGTGCATTAAACGCAGGTAAACCTATTTTTACGCATAGCGGATTGAAACTTGACAATACACCTTTAAAAAGTCCGTTAAGTGATCTGGCAATAGAGCAGATCACTACGTATGCGCGAGATAAGATCATAACCAGTTACGATATGCCTCCTGAAAAATTACTTCCTAAAAATATCAACAGGGCTACAATGGAAGTAGTAGACTCCATGTTTATCACTGATTGCATACTTCCTAAAGTAAATTTCATAGAAGAATATATTCAACGATACATTCAAAAAACATACGATACTGCTTTGATTCTGGAAATAGTAGTACCGATACCGAAAGATAAACAATTTGATTTACAAGAGAGACAAATCAATCTCAGTACTGCGTATACAACGGTTAATGAAGAAAGGGCAAAAGAAGGACGCGAACCGGTCGAATGGGGAGACGTGCCGCTAGTGCCTTTTAGTCTGGCTCCTTTAAGCGAGAAACAACAGACGGCCTCTTTTCCAGTGAGTGAAAAAAAATCTTTTCAAAGACCTAAAAAACGGATATGGAAGTTTAAGGATCATTCCAATACCATGAAGAAATTATTGCAATCTCCCTGGGAAAAGGCAATGAAACAGTATTTTGAACAAGAATATAATACTTTACAAAAGAAACTTAATTCTCATGGAAAAAGCATACAGGAGACTTTAAAAGGCTGGAATATCAATAAGAAAAGTAAATGGATCAAGGATAATATAAAGCAGCTTGATGATATAAATATCAGTCCTGTAGAGGAAGAGAAAAGACTAATAGAGATAGCACGAGGATTGTTTTATCATTGCTTTACAGAATACGGAAACGCTAAACTAAAATTATTCGGAATCAATGAGCCGTATGAAGTCAGTAATCCGAAAGCCGAGTCCTGGTTATCTTCGCGTTTACGTAAATTCAGTAAAGAGATTACCGGAGTGACTTTTGATGAAGTACAGTCGATTTTAAGAGAAGGTTTTAAAGAAGGTCAATCAATTTACGAAATAGGAAAAACTCTAAGAGAGAAATTCGAGTCTTATGATAAATACAGAGCCATGACCATAGCGCAGACGGAAGTAAATAGTGCATGCAGCTTTTCCGAGCTCGATGCTATGCAACAAAAAGGGCTTGACAGTAAGTTAATGAAGTTTTGGATAAATGAATATAATGCTCGTGATACGCATATACAAGCAGGAAAAGACTATAACGAAAACAATGCAATAACTCTGGATGAGGATTTTAATATAGGAGCGGATATTATGCAAGCTCCTGGAATGGGTACTTTACCGGAGGAGAATATTTCGTGCCGATGTAATTTGGCTTACGTGGAGATAACCTGATATGAAAATAAAAGAAGGTGTCAAATTATCAGACCTGAGTCTTGAAATGTATCCGGCAGTATGCGAGACTAATAAAGTCTATGAGATGTTCGGATATGAATTGACAATTACAAGTACAGCAGACGGAATACACCAAGCGGACTCTTTACACCCTTTCGGATATGCTTTCGATTGTCGAATAAATGATATAAAAAAAGAGGATATACAGAGGGTTTTTAACACACTTATGTATAGATTATCAGTATTAGGTTATCAGGTAATACTTGAGACAGATCATATTCACATAGAAGACGAAGAGACGAAAGATAAGATTTATGAGTACAGAAATAACAAAGCCTAAGCCGGAAGAGAATGAAACACAAGAGGAATTTATCGGTCGCTGTATACCGATAATGATTGACGAAGGAAAACCGGAAGATCAAGCGGCAGCGATATGTCATTCATTATGGGAAAACAGAAATAAGACTACAGAGAAAGGTATGACAGAACAAACACTTATCTTCAGTAAATCAAAGTTTACAAAAGAAGAAGCAATTTCATGGGCAAAATCTCATGATTTTAAATATAATTCAGTCAGAGAAACTTCCGATTCATGGAGATTACGTCAACGTCCGCCAGAGGATTTTGACCAATCTACTTTCAGAACTATAACTTTATCTGAAGGAATCAGTGCCGTAATAGGAAAATTAAAACAGGAGAAAGGCCTTAACAATATGAGCGAAAAATTCATTACTAAATTTTTAACAGGCGAGATAAAAAGTCATAATGACGAAAAGATGATTATTGAGCATTTTATCTCGACAGAATCCGTTGACAGAAGTAAAGATATTATGCTGGCGGAGGGAATGACAATGGACGGTTGGCCTGTAGTACTTCAGGAACATGGTTATGGTACTATGGGTTATGAACCGATAGCGAAATGTTTAAGTCTGTCTGTAGGCACTAATGATAAAGGCATTAAGGGAATCATAGCAAAAACACAATATTACGACGGTTCCGGTTTGACTCCTCCCGATAATACGGGACAGCGCCTTTACGAAAAGGCAAGAGACGATTTTATGCCTTACTTTTCTATTCGTTTCCGTGATCTGGAAAGCGAACCGAAAGAGGATGGAGGTGTTTTTTATAAACGCTGGCTGCTTATGGAATATTCTCAAGTCGGTATACCAGACAATATCGAAGCTGCCGTAAGAAAATCAATGACTGACAAAGATATACAAGAGAAAGGCCAGGACATAATTAAATATGTCATTCGTAAAGAAGATATAAAAACAGAGTATATTTATAAACCGGAAGATTTTAAATCTTTGACGGAATCTCTCAATAAAATTATTGAGAAAGTGGATGCCTTATCGGTGTCATTTGCTGAGTTAAAAAACCCGATTGAAAAATCTATCGACATACCGAAAGAGATTCCAAAGAATCTTACTATGTCTATGGAAGATTTGAAACGATCCGTCAAAGAAGCAGTAACGCACGAATTTGCAAAAGAATTTAACAAAATGAAAGGAAAGGTTGTTTAATATGCCGGACACTCAAACAAAACCCGATCCTGTTACAATCACTCCTGAGATAATCAAGGGTATAGTAGCAGAAGCTATAAAGGACGCTCCTCTTCCTGTAATAGAGGAACTGAAGACGCAGGTCAATGAATTGAACCGGAAAACGGTATTTCCGTTTCTTGACGGCGCATGGGGAACCGGAGAAGCAGAATCCATGCAAGGTGGAAAAGGCTCTGTAATTGACACAAGCTATTTCTCTAAGAGTTATCATAGAAAAATGGGAGTGCGTCAGGATGGAATTGCACTCGGTCAACAGCTTTGCAGAATGGGCGGTCCCTTTAAACGCCTTTCTCCAGAGTTAGAGACTTTCGCAAAATTCATCAAAGTCTCTAAAGGAGATGTTTATAAAGCAATGTCTGCTGGTATTGATGTGAAGAAATACAATGAAATTATAACCGAACATTTAAAACAGGCCGGAATGTCCGAGGGTATTCTTGCTGATGGTGGCGCTCTTGTTCCGATTGAGTTTTACACCAGTATTGTCGAGTTTGCAATTGCTCAGAGTAAAATACTCAGTCAAGTATGGCGTCTGCCCATGACTTCGAATATACTGCGTATTCCGAGACTTCAGCAGGCGGCAGGCGCATACTTCGGCGGAATAACTCTTTATACTCCTGGCGAGGGTGAAGAGAAACTTTCAACAAAACCGGCTCTGGAAAGATTGACATTCGAAGCAAAAAAATTAATAGGTCTTGTGTACTTGACAGACGAACTTGTAGCGGATTCGTTTCTCAATATCATCAATTACTTGTTCGGACTTTTTACTCGTGCTTTTCAATATGAGATGGAACGCAGAGTAATTGCCGGACTCGGTACAGCCATAGGCGGGCCGTGTCTTGGTATTATAAATGATCCGGCTGTTAATGTGGTAGCGCGCGCTACTGCAGGTACAATCACTTATCGGGACGTTATCAATCTCGATTCGGCTCTGGACGAAAACTTCAGCAATCTTACATGGCTTACTCGTAAAGCCACGCAGAACTGGCTCATGAGTCTTGTTGACAACGCAAACAGACCTATTTTCCTTGCGGATTACAGTGTATTCGCAGGTCAACCGATTCACCCGCCAGCGCTAATTTCTTATCCAGTTACCAGAACAAGGAATGTTCCGGTAATAGGAACTAAGGGTGATCTGATTCTTGGTGATTTGTCGTTTTATCTATTGACTATCAGACAAGACTTGACAATAGACCAGAGTAATGCTCCTCGGTTTATCTACGATGAGCAAACGCTTCGGTTTGTTATGAGATTTGACGGTGCACCTGTCGTTTCTATTGCATTTGCTCTATTAGGGGACGTTTCTTCGTAGTACTCCTTTATGTTAGGATTGACAGTCCGGTTATGGACAGCCGGACTGTCTTTTTAAAAACTTATGTATCAGATATTAAAAAACAATTGGAGATATGTATACATATGCGAGGATGAACCGAAAGAAAATCCTTTTGGTAGTGGTATATTTATTCCACTTGAAAATAGTATTGATTATGCCTATATTTGGGATAACGAAAATAAAATAATTATTTGTTTTTGTGGTACTAAAAATGATGAAGCCTGGCTCAATGATTTTACTATACATGACTTTTATGAGGATTTTCCAAGTGTTCATGCAGGATTTTACAAGGGCTGGATGGAATTTGAGAAACCTATATTTGATTATCTGAAAAATAATGTCAATCCTGAATTGACAATAGAATATAAAGGTTTTTCAAGAGGTAGTGCTCTTTGCACATTAGGAGCCTATTTTACTAAAAAAAAATTAAAAAGAAAAACAGAAAATTATAATTTTGCGAGTCCGCGTGTAGGATTGTATTCTTTTGTATTAGCCTATTCTGATATGTTAATTCCAACTATACGAGTAGTCAATGGTTGGGATATGATTTGTGAAATGCCAACTACGTCTATGGGTTTTTATCATATAGGTACTGAAAGAATCTGGCTGGAACAACCTGTTTATCACAAGTATTTTTATAAAATCCGTGACCATAAACCGAATAGTTATAATAAAGCTATAATAAATTTATGAACTCTTTACTTTGTGAATATACTGAAGAAAGTATGTCAAAGAAATACGGCAGAATAACATTACCTTTACATAAAGCTTTACAACTGGAAACTGAAGGGAAGGTAAAGATAATAAACAAAAACGATAATATTTTAAAAGTAATTTCAGATTACAATAAAAAAACTAATGATACTGTTTTAAAAAATAGAATAGACAGTAAAAAAAAAGTCGCCTGGGTACAGGATAATTCTAAAACAGGCGGAGCCGAAATCAGTAACGCATATTTACGGGAACTAGGAAATCAATTAGGTTTTTACATAGAACTAATCACGCCTCAAAAATTTGATTATTCTTTTTTATTAACATGCGATATAGTCATTATAAATAATTTTTATGAATTTGAAAACGAGCAGTATCAAAAAATATATAAAGTAATTTATGAATTGAGAAAACCATATATTAAATACGATCATGACCATAGAGAAGTAAAACGACCTCATTTATCAAGACAATTATTTACCTTATCGAAAAAAAACATATTTTTTTCTCCAGCGCATGAAAAACTTTTTTATTCTTCTCTTGGAGAACATATAAAACAACATTCTATAAGACTGCCTGTAGCTATTGATATTAATAAATACGTTAATAAAAATTTACAAAGAGAAAAAGATTCAGTTTTAGTGCCTTGTCTCAGAAAATGCTTAAATAATTTCAAATTTTACTACGAACAGAATAAAAATAAAAAATATACCGTTATTCTTGACGGAATTTCTAATATTTACAGAGGAGAAAAAGAAATAAAATATCTGACACGGGTAAATCAAGACATGATGATAGATTTGTACAATGCACATGAAATAGTTTATCATTGTCCTGATACTTTTTGGGCAGGCGAAAGGGTTATTTTTGAGTCTGTACTTTGCGGATGTCAATACATATCGAATGATAATGCCGGACATACTTCATGGAATTTTAATACTGATAGTATAAAAGTAATATTAAGTAAAGCAAACTATGATTTTTGGAAGGTGGTAGAAAAATGTCTGTAAATCCTGAGATAATCGATGCGGTTACAGTAGCTATGAGCGGTGTGATTGTTCTTACTTCTACAATAGTAATTGACAGATACAGAACTAAAAAATCGAATGGTGATAGAAAATCTGAAAACGCCGGAAGAGAAAAAGGTTTGTGTGATGCACATATAAATTTACTCAGTACTATTACCGAAATGAAAACTGATATTCGATGGCTTGTTTCGGAGATAAAAACCAATGGTGGAAAAAATAAATTTCATTGAACTAGAAATATTAGACCCAATGCTTAAAGCTAGATGGGGAAAATTGCGCAGTCTCCCTGCTGTGACTGCTCATGTATTGATAAAGCAAAGAAAGGCCGTAAAAATAAAAACAGAGTCGGCAAAGACTAAAGAAAACTCTTTACAAAAAGAAAGTTTTACATATAACAATAATATTCCGGTGTTCATTCCCTGGGCTGATGATAAAAATATAGGAAAAAGTTACAACAAAATAATGAATATTATCGACGAGTGGGTGCTTTTTATAGACCATGACATTCTTTTAGTAAATCCTTTATGGCATACTATTTGTAAACGAGCTATTGATAAGGTAGGTAAAAATGCCGGATGGATTACATGTTTTACAAATAGAATATACTGTAAAGCTCAATTATATTCCGGTGCGGATAATGCAAGTGATGACATACGTTATCACAGAGACATTGCCAGAAGTATCTATATTAAAAACGAAAGAAAAATACTGGATATTTCTAATAGAAAAGAACAATTATCCGGTTTTTTTATTTTGACAAATAAAGAAGCATGGAAAAAGGCAGGCGGATTCAAAAAAGAAGGATTTTTTACTGTAGACAATCAATACTCGACTGATTTAAAAAGGGCTGGCTATAAATTATATCTTATGGCCGATCTTTATGTATACCATTCATATTTCAGAGATTCTGTAAATAACTCTTTTGAAAGGAGCGTTCGATGCGAGCGAGATTAAAGGAAGATATGGAATTACTGGTTGGATCGGGTACGATAAGAAATAAAGAAAAAAGAACTGTTTTCTTTAATTCTTCTATATCAATTAAACTGGATAAGGGTACTATTTTTGACGTAGAGGAATATGTAAATAACAGTTATCATGTTATTATCAAGTTTAGTAAAGGCGTAACTTACTTATTTACAGTTACGAAAGATTTATTCACTGAGATTTCCGGCAAGGAATAATGAATACTAAAACTATAGTTTACTTTAAACATGGTATCGGTAATCTGATAATGTTTACTCCGGCAATACAGGCTATTGCTAGTATGGATGAGTCAAAACAAGTGGATATTTGTCTTGACTCGGAATGGAATGATTATCGTAGACCTGCTTTTGATGATTTTTTCAGTAAATGGAGTCTGATACAGAATATTGTAAACTATCCGAAAGATGACTTTACAAAAGAATATAAAACCTGGTTTTATACCGGACATTCCGAACATTCAAAAGCTTTAGATATTTTCAAAGAAAGAAACAGATTGCAGATGATTGATCCTGATTGGTCTTCCGGTATACATGAAATTTTCTATTATATGAATATGATAAGTAAATATGGTTATCATGGTTCTTTACCGGATCAGTATATTCCTATAACCGATAAAATCAATATAGATAAAAATGGAAAATATCTGATAGGAATATGTAATGGCACATATGCCGGAAACATGAAAACCGTTAAGCAGTGGTTTTATTTTAACGAACTCGTAAAGCTTCTTAAATACTATTACAATTGTCAAGTGGTAAAATTAGGTTATCGAGACGAACTAATGGAAGTAAACACTGATTTTGATTTTGTAAACAAACTCAGTTTAACTGAAACAGCTTACGTAATAAAACAACTTGATTTATTCATCACGAACGATACAGCCCTAATGCATGTAGGAGATGCTTTACAGACCAATATGATAGTTCTTTGGGGCGGTTCGATGTGTTCCAAAAACGGAGCCTTAAGCAAAAACGCTTACAATCTGAAATTAAATTTACCTTGTCAGCCGTGCCAACGTACCGGTATGTTTTATAATTGCAATGATCCGATATGTCTAAATAATCTTACAGTCGGTGATGTAATGGTTATTGTAAAGGACAAGTTGAAAAATGATAGAAGTATCTTTTGATGCTTTTTATAAAGAAGTTATTGATGTATTTAAAAATCCTCACCCGTGGGCACATATACGCTATGGTGACGGAGAAGGGATCGTATTAAGTTATCCCGAATTTACTAGCAAGCAGAAAAGCGAATCTCGCTGGAAAAAATGGCTCGGAACGGTTCCTTCGGATATGTCTTTTCTTGCAGAGAAAATAAGAGAAAGTATAAGATACGCTGATATAGTCGGACTTCCCTGCAAAAGACATCAAAATGTAAATCAAGACTGGAGAAACGTAAAGAAATTCATAATATCCAATTATAAACTGCTTTCCAGCGATAGAAAGGTCTGCTGCATGGATTGGACTGTAGATTTACAACGTAATAATCTATACGATAATCTTTTGAATAATAAGAAAAAGATTTATTATGTCTCTTCCAGGGATATGACTTCAATTTTTAAAAATAGATTCAAGATAAAAAATGTAATTGGATTTCATCTTTCTTTACAGCATAATCCAAAAATAGGAGAAAGTTTGACTGACATTCCTCATTATCCTGTTATGTATAATCAGATCATTAATTTTATCAATACACAAGATATTAAAAATCAGATATTTCTTATAGGAGCGGGAGGATTAGGAAAAATTTATTGCATGGAAGTGAAAAAGGCCGGGGGCATAGCTTTAGATATTGGTTCTTTGTTTGATGGCTGGAAAGGATATGTAACTCGATCATATCTAAAAGACGGGCATAATTACAAATTATGAATACGGTTGATATAAAAACAATCGAATATAAATTGATTGAAGTATTGAAAAATGAAAATCCTTTTTCTTTACTACGTCTTGGAGACGGAGAGTTTCAGATTCTTAAATATCCTAAATACATAAGTAAAGAAAATTTTTATGATAGATTTGAACGCTGGTTTGATATATCCGATATAAGTTATCAGGAACTTTTCAATATAAGAAATAGTTTGAACTCGTCTTATTTGCGAGCAAATATTCTCGGTATTCCTTCTCCGGCGGAACAACGAGGATATTCTAAATGGGTCAATTTCGATAAGTTGATGAATGAGTTTTCTTTACTTGAAGATAAAATCTATTTTGCTAACTATGATATTTGTAAATTGAATTTTAAAAGGTTACTGTCTTATGTAAAGAAAATATTTATTATTACTTGTCATGATCTGAGAAAGCAGATAAAAAATACCTTTAATTTAAAAGACGTATATTTACTGCAATGTCCACGAGAAAAATTTAATTATCATGACAAGAACTGGAAAAATAAAAATAATACGGTAAATCATTATCATGAGAAATTTACTAGTATAAATAAATCAATACAAGAAAATATTGAAAGAGGTTCTTTATATCTGGTAGGTGCCGGAGGTTTAGGAAAAATATATTGTAATACAATTAAGAATTGTCAAGGCATTGCTTTAGATATAGGTTCGGTATTCGATGCTTGGGCAGGTATAGATAGCAGACCGTATTTAAAAAGTATAGCGAAATTATAACAATATGACTCTGTATGTAAAAATAAATCTGATGTTACCGACTTATCATAGAGTAAAGAATGGTAAGTTAGTAGCTTTTATGGAATCTCTTTATAAGACAGTAAAGGATCAATCTAAAATTTGTATTACCTTTCTTATAAATAAAGATGACAAGGAAACAGCGGAATATCTGGATACATTGACAATAGAAAAACAAGTCCTGATAAACGAGTCCATAGAAAAACCGCATTTAGGAAAATTTTACAACAGAATTTACAATGAAACAAAATTTAACCAGGATAGTACGATAGTTTCCATGCTCGGTGATGATATGGAATTTAGAACGTCAGGATGGGAACAAAAAATAATAGACAAAATAAACGAGATACAGGGTATAGGTTTTATTTATTGCAACGACATGAATCAGGAAAAACGACTTCCGGTTAATCTATTTACAACAAGGAAATTTGTAAAATTAACAAAATACCCATTTATGTGTGAATGGTTCGCAGCGGATTATATAGATACGGTATGGAAATATGTAGGAGAATACCTGCATTGTGGATATTATCTAACCGATGTTATTATGAAGCATAATCATTATACCGTTACAATGGAAAAACGGGACGTCACTTCGATTCGTTTACATCAAGTAAAGTTTATAAGAAATAAAGGAAATCGCCTTGTAAAGAATTATGCAAACTGTATTATAAGAAATCTCATGAAAAAGGGAATGAGGCCATGATTAGATGGATAGGTTCAAAATATGGCGGATGGAATATTGATATAGATAAAATTCCTGAAAAAGGCACGATCATTTCTGCAGGATTAGGCAATGATTTTTCTTTTGAAGAGGAATTAATAAGACTAAAAGGTTGCTTTATTATCGGTATTGATCCGACAAACTTGACTTATAAGACAATGAATAAGAAAAAATTGAAAAATTTCTGGTTAATCAGAAACGCTTTATATGTCAATAATGGTATTATTTCTATGACAAAAGCCGATACTAACGGAGCTTCTATTTATGACAATAAACCTAAAACGAAAGTTGCTTGTATAACTCTGGAAGAGTTGCTCAAAACATATAAAGACATATCGGTTTTAAAAATGAATATCGAAGGAGCAGAATATAGTATAATAAATAATTTACATGAATTGAGTATATCACAGGTTTTAATCAGGTTTCATCACAGAAAACCTAATGTTCCTTTTGAATATTCTGATAGTGTAAACTGTATTAAAAAATTGAAATCTTTCGGATATAAAGCAAACTATATGTCATCTTATAAAGACCCTAAAATAGATTTTGAGGTACTCTTTATCTTATGAGTTTACGAGAAGTGGCAAAAGTAAGAACGATATGCGAAGTATTGCGTGAGATAAACGATTTACACCAGTTTAATACTTCTATGGATATACAAACAAGAAAATTATTAAACGAAGCTGAAGATATGGCAAAACGTATGAGTAAGAAACTTATCGAATATAATAAAAATGTATATGCCGGTTGGTGGAAGAAAAATCCGGATTATGAAAAAGATTTACAAAAGAGATTAAATAAAAAGTATGTAGTAGGTTAATATGATAGTAAATTTCGGAAAAACTACTTCGAGTCACATGCCTATATTAATGGAATTAATAAGTCAGTTCCATATAAAATCGGTTATTGAATTTGGGGCTGGTCTTTTTTCCAGTGAGTTGTTTGCTAAAAATTGTGAAAATATAATTTCTTATGAGACGCATAAAGAATGGTACGAGTTTATAAAGAAACATCTTTCTGTATATGATAATTTTATTTTACATTATATAGAAACAGATTATTTAGTTCATCATACGGATCACATATTACCTAAATATGATCTTGCTTTTGTAGATACTCAGAATAAAATCAGAGTGCCATTAATTCAATCTGCTTCCGTATTTGCAGATATTATAATATGTCACGATACACAAGTGCCTTTTCTGATTAATGAAACTGTAAACGGATTTTATAAAATTATTTTTACAAAAGCTCCTTATAAACACAAGAATAAAAGCAGACCTTACACAACGCTCTGGACAAAAAGAGAAGATGTCTATAATTATTTTCTTAATATAAAAGAGGAATCTTTGTATGACAAATATAAATTTCCTTATGGAATTTTTTACGAGGAGGTAAAGATGGAAAAACGTATAATCAGTTTTGGTTTATGGGGAACTGATCCTAAATATTTAAAAGGCGCTGTGGAAAATGCGAAATTACAGCCTGAAATATATCCGGGATGGACGTGTCGTTTTTTTGTAGGTTCCGATGTTCCTTTACAGACAATAAAGGAATTGCGGGCTTTGAAAAGTGAAATAGTATTGACAAAAAAACCTGGAACATACAAAAAAGCGCGATACTGGAGAATCGGTATTGCTTTCGATAAAACCGTAGATCGCTTTATAATCAGAGATTGCGATTCGCGTATTAACGCACGTGAAGCGGCAGCAGTACAGGAATGGATTAATTCTAAAAGACCTGTTCACATTATGCGAGATCATAAAAGACATACCGCTCCTATCATGGGTGGTATGTGGGGCGCTGTGAAAGGTTTTTTTCCAGAGTTAGAACAGAAATATGATTCATGGACAAGAAGAGTACTTGACGGATGGATTCCGTTTCCGAGAATAGGAAAAAAGGACGGAGATCAGGCTTTTCTTGCTCAGGTAATCTGGCCTGTAGTAAAAGATAATCATATAGCGCATGATGATCGAAAAACTAAAACCGGAAACGAATTGCCTTTTACTGTAAAGTTAACAGGAAAGGATTTTGTAGGTAAACAATATGATATTCAGGTTTGATGATATTAGTGCCAATACCGATTTTAATAAACTAGGTCTTATGATTGACTTTATAAAACCTAAAATAAGTCAGTTATATCTAGGTATCTCTAATCTATGTCATACTATCGTAGAAGAAACTGATAACAAGGAAAGAGTTTTTCCTTCATTCTTCAAGACGGCATGCAGTGAAAAAAATTATTATACCGTAAATAAAATGTTGTTATCTGAAAAGCTGGCATTGTGGAGATACGCGGAAAAAATAATTTTTGTGAGTCATGGATTAGTGCATATAGATCATACCTTGTTAACAAGAGAACAACAGGAAATGAGTATTCTTGTGTCAAAATCTTTGATTCCGTCTAATTTTTTCATACCTCCATTCAATAAATTCAATCAGGATACCATATCTATCTGTAAAGAGAATAATATTGTGCTACTTGGATTGAATGAAGTCTGGAAAAATGCAGATTTTAATAAATTTGATCCTGAAGTTGAATATTGGTATTGTCATTCCTGGCGCTGGAAAATTGAAGATTTTGCACAATGGTATATACTATGAAAATAGCTATTCATCAACCTAACTTTTTTCCCTGGTATCCATTTTTTCAGAAAATGATGAGATGCGATATTTTTGTTATACTTTCTAACTGTCAATTTGAAAAAAACAATTATCAGAATAGATTTAAGATGCAGGGAAGATACAGGCAATGGAATACTTTAAGTGTAGCAAATAAGATTGAGAATATTAAAGATAAGTTATATCTGAATCCGATGAATGATTTTGAATTGATAAAAAATAATTTACCTGATTATAAAGAAATCTTAGAACAATTTCAACATATAATAAATTCTGATAATAGTCAATTATTACTTTTTGTAAATTATTCTATTATTAAAAAGATAAAAGCATTATTAAAAATAGATACGGAAATCGGATATGATTTTTTGACTAGTAAAACAGCTACCGAAAGATTGGTTGAACTTTGTAAATTTTATAAATGTGATACTTATTTATCGGGAATTGGTGCGGTAAAATATATAAATATGGAAGTATTTAAATATCACGGAATAACCGTAGAATTTCAGGATATAAATGAAATAATCAGAAAACCTATATTAGAGGTTTTAAAATGTATAGAATAATTTTAAGCGCAGATGAGAATAAAGATTATATTGAGATGCTGCCGTATGTTTATGCTGGATGGAAAAAGTTTTTTCCTGAGTTTGAGATTACTATTGCCCGCGTAATCAATACCGATAATTTGTATAATGTAAATAATACTAATATTTTTAATTTACTAAATATATCGTGTTCGGCTAATCAGGCAAAATTAGCCAGATTCTATTTAGCTTCACAATATCCTGATGATATTTGTATGATACATGATATAGATTCTATTTGTTTACAAAGAGAATATTATTTCAGTAGATTGCAAAAAAGAAAAGAAAATAATTTACTTACTATGGGATATGACTTTTATAAAGAGACTAAAAATACTGGTAAATTTCCTATAGGATACATGACTGCTGAAGGAAAGATATTCAATGAAATTTTTAATGTAGGAAATAAATCATGGCATGAGTGGATTCACTATATAGCAGATTTAAAGGGTATTTCTGTAAAGGAAAATATTAAAAATCCTTTTAAAATTTTTTCCGATGAGTCATTAATAAAATTTCTTTTAAAAAACTGGAAAGGAAAAATACAGAATTTACCTTTGGATTATGTTTTAAAAGAAGATTGCATCTGCCGCTGGAGAGGAATCAATTTAAAAAAATTACAAGAAAATGGATATATAGAAGCTCATCATTTAATACCTTTCAGTAAATATAAAGAATATTTTAAAATCATTAAAACATATCTGGATATGATATGAGAACGCAAGTCCTGGACACTCGAATAAATGTAGAGTACTTAGATAACTCAAACAGACAAAAATATACCGAAGGAATCAAAATTTTGAATAAAAATTTTAAACTGATACTGAATACGCCTGTAATAAGGCAGGATTTAAAACGGTGTTGGGAAACGAGTATATGGGTAACCTAAATTATCCTGTCTAAAAATAGGTTATAATAACGTTTAAAAAAATTATATAACTTGATAAACATTATGAACATTTTAATAATGCAATCCGCTGGAAAACATAAGAAAAATTCTGATTTCAGGGAATGTCTCTCTTTCCAGAGAGGTCTTTCCTTTTGTGGTGTCAGAAGTGAGGTCTACGGTCCCGGATATAGATATTTTGGTAAAGTTAATTTTAATGACTACGATACAATTTTATATTTAGAAAATTACTGGAAAAATTACTGGTTTCCTGATTTGAGCAGTCATAAAGGATTAAAATTATTCTGGTCAATAGATTCTCATATAGTTTACAGAAGGCATATAGATTTTGTGCGAAGAAATAATATAGACATTGTATTATGTTCTAATTTAAGAGATACATTAAAATGGGGAAAAAAATCTTTCTGGTTTCCTAATTGCTATGATAATACGTTGATAGATTTCTTTCCAGAGATAAAGAAAAAATATGACATCGGTTTTTGTGGAAACTATGTAAATAGAACAAATTATATAAATGAACTGGAAAAGGATTTTAGAATAAAATTAGATATATTTGTAATAGGTAAATCAATGGTAAATGCCATTAACAGTTATAAAATTCATTGGAATAAATGTTACAGTTATGATCTTAATTATCGTATTTTTGAAACTCTTGGATGTAAAACATTTTTATTAACCAATGAAAACAGCGATCTTGAAAAATTATTTACCGTAGATAAAGATTTAATTACATACAAAGATTATGAAGATTGCAAAAAGAAGATAAAATATTATTTACAAAATGAAGCAGAACGGAACAGAATAGCATATAATGGATTTGAAATAGTAAGAAAAAACCATACCTATAAAAGTAGAGCGGAAAAATTGATCGAAATTATTAAAACAAATTCTAAATAATATGAGAGGAGTTATTTATGGGACTTACTTATGAAACTACATTGAGAAATTCTCAATGTGACGCTTTTGTTGATTTACTTGACTTGGGTACAATGGAGTTTCACACCGCTGCCGATGCAGAAGTTGCGACTGTTACTTTTGGAAATCCCGCTTTTGGAAATGCGGGTGCGGTTACTCCCGGAGTAGCTACTGCAAATGCTATTACTAAAGATTCCGATGCTACTGGAAATGCTGCTGCCGTTACAAAAGTAAAGATAAAAAAAGCAGATACCACTTTGCTTTGTACGGGAACAGTAACAGTAACAGGCGGAGGTGGTGATGCTGAATTGACAAATACTACTATCGTAGCACATGCCGAAGTATCCATAACTTCAATGACTGTCACTTGTCCTGCTTCATAACAGAAAGGAAAATATGAATAAGATATTAAGATTTGCCGATAAGGATTCTTTGAGAAAATTTTTCAGAACTACCGAAATTCCTTTACCAAAACTTGAAATTAAGATCGAAGGAGAAGTGAAAAATCCTGGTGATGAAGGATGGAGAGGAATGAGTAAACAAGAGCAAATTGAAAAGGGTTTTGTAAAATAGTATGGCCTATACAAACGGTATTTTCAGGCTTGATTATGTAAACGGTAGTAATGCCGCCAGAACTGCTTTAACTTCCGTTGCTGTTACAAATAATGGCGGTATTATCCGCTGCACTAAAGTAGGACATGGATTGGTTACAGGAGCGGTTGTAACGGCATCCATATTTACTACTGTGGCATATAATACTACTCATATAATCAATCGAATCGACGATGACATATTTGAGTTATTTTCTTCCCGTGCTACGGGAACACTCGTGGTTAGCGGCACTCCGATTGCGGATGAGTATTTTAACGTAAGTACTCAAAAATTTACATTTAAGGCAAGCAGGACAGGCACCGGTGAAGTCACGATTTCCAGTGACAATGTCCAACAAGCAAAAAACATATGTGCTGCAATAATGACGGACATACCGACAAAGGTTATTGCTTTTGTTGGTACAAGATCGCAACCATCTAATCAGTATACAGTAACGATAGACAATTTGGATGCTGGCACAGCAGGGAACTCGACCGTGCTTACCGAAGCGGCTACGGGAATTGCGGTTAGCGGATCAGGTACGCTGGCGGGTGGCGCTCAGGTAGCATATTCCGCAGATGACTCCGGCACTATTACTCCATTCGGCGGCAGTTCCTGGGCGGATGCGTGGCAGGATATCACCAGTGGAGCAACCGCAGCTCGCATCGCTCCGGGAGACGTAAATTGGGAAGCGAAATCGCCAGACCCGATAGGATGCGCGTCTGCTCAGTTTACGGATTTATCAAGAACCGTAACTTTACAAGCATTGACCAGCTGTTCATTCGCAGATAATGGCAGTGGTGGAGTTAGGGTAACTAAAGCAAATCACAATATTTACAATACCGCTATTGTAACGGTTACTCTTTCCACTGATTATAACGCTGATTGGGCGATCACTTGGATTGACGTGAATAATTTTGATTTGGTTGGGGCAACGTATGTTGCTGATCGGTCGGGCACGGTCACACCGAAATTTACTTCAATAGTAGATAGATGCGAAACAGCTTGGACAGGTGCCAATGGTGGTGTAGTGGCTCGAACGGCAGTTGCTACAGACGGTAAAGAGGGTTCGTACTGCATGCAGATAACCGCGCCCGCGAGTCCGGCAACGACTACATTATATGCGTATTATGCAATCACATCCACTGATTACTCAAAATATCAGAAGTTGACATTCTGGCTCAAAAATGAAGTCGCGCTCGCTGCGGGAAACTGGCGTATATGCTTGTGTTCAGACAACGCAGGAGCAACTCCGGTTGGCACCTTTGAAATACCGGCAATAGCATCACTAGGTAGATGGGTGGCTTTAACTATAGCCAGAACTAATGGAGGCAATTGTGGGAATGCAATACAGTCAATTGCATTATATTCGTCCACTGTTGCGCCAACGGCAAGTAAGTATGTCCGCGTGGACTGTTTCAACTGTGCCACTACGGTTGGTCTCAATCAACAATCTTTAATCTCGAAATCCTCGCTGGCTAATGGAACGTATGCCAGTGAAATGTGGTTTGCTTTACAGGGTATAAGTGACAATACTTTGTATCTTGATAACGATACCAATAATTTAGCTGGTGTCGGTAGAGGATATGCGGGAACGACTGAAATAGTACCAGCATATATAAGAGAAACGACAAAAACCGCTATGGCCGCAGCAACCTCAACTATAATTCAGGAGATTCAGGACAGCGGTACAGTGGCTGCCGGGAATATTGTTTTTCTCGGTGGGTTTAATACTAGCACATCTATTCAGGATGGAGAAACATTTTTTGACGGACAAAACGGATGGGGTTATGGTTTACAATTTAGCAACAAGTCCTTTTTGACTTTGTTCCATATTAATATGGTTAAATATTATAATGGTTATTATATGATAACATCCGTTAATAGTAATATAACTTTTAACAGTGAAGTATCAAATAATACTATTAATAATTACGGCATAACACAATTAACAAATTCTTACAGTTACTATATTAAAGCAACAGGAACGTCGGGTTATAATCCAGGAGTAAATTTTGGATCATATGTAGGAAATAATATCTTTGAAAGAATAGTGTCAAATAATAATATTTCTTCGGGATTACAATTTTCTGGAGCGACTGCTAATAATATTATTAAATATTTAATAGCAAGAAACAATTCATCACAAGGTGTGGACTTTAATTACGGTAGTAATAATTTTATATTAAAATATGATTCTCAGGGTAATGGAACAGGTTCTATACTTCCAGGATTTTATACGAATTACATCAACGATGCAACAATATCTGAAAGTACAAAGGTTATTGCTGGAACAATTTATAGAAATTACAGAATATTGCTAACTAAGATAGGCGGGGATGTAAATGATAATAGAGTGTATACCGATGGGGGTTATGCCATTTCGCAAGCAACAATAAGACATACTGCATCGGGGCTTGCAGATCAATTCTTTGTCAACCTGACGCATAGAACCTCGGTATATAAAGCCAGATTAAAAATCATGCCTGTCGTGTTTTGTAAAACGCCAAATAAGGCAATTACATGCAGTGTGTATATTAAAAAATCTCATGGCACGGATATAGAAGCATCTATATTCTGTCAAGGCGGACAAATTTTAGGCGTGGCTTCAGACGTTGAATCTACAGCAGTTGGTAATGATACCGATTGGGTTAAAAAATCAATTACATTTACTCCGACTGAAGTTGGAGGAGTTGAGATATATGGCCTCATCTGGTGGCTGGCTAATGCCGCAGATGAGAATGTCGTTTTTGACGATGCAGAGTGTACACAAGCAACATAAGGGAAAAATATGAATTTTAGTAGACTTATAACGAAGTATACCAGAAGTAAAGAAATCGAAGTTCATGTAGGACTTGATGATGACAGTTCGATATTCTTGTCATTTAATCATGATCCTACTTTGCTGGAAGTGCGAAATGCAACAGCTTCCTATTGTGCGAACTATGCAGCGGATCATCAATACGACTCCACCGCAAAAGCAGAAATTGATCTGCTTGAACATAAGAAATTACTCAAGGATTTGATTGTTTATATCAAAGCCAGACCGTCCTTTACGCTCGCGCAATGGAACACGATGCTTGGTACGCGCCTGTGGTGGGAAGCTGCCATAGCAAGATATTTCGTTTATTCCCTTGCGATATTTCTGGCTCGGAATAAGGGGATATCGCTTGAGGATATGACCGAGGCAACGGTACTGAGACGCTTAAGGGATTGGATTGTCAATACGTCCATACAGGTAATTCAAAAAACAGTAACAGGGAATCCGAATAACGGGGATTAAATGCCACTGCCAACCAGATCAGAATTACTTACTTTAGATTATTACTTTAGGGGTGAACCCTTTGTAATGATTCCGGCAGGTGCATCCGACGACCTGATGGGACTGGATTACTATTGGCGAGGAGAGCCGTTTTGTATTCCGTTGACGGCAGAAGGAACTTCAATTACCGGAACCTGCAATACAGATTTACTCATGCTCACTACTGATATATCAGGAACTCAAACTATAAAAGCTATTTTAACTCCTAATTTGTTAATATTGACTACCGATATATCGGGAACACAGACTATTAAAGCAATAGTCGATTTTGATTTATTAATATTATTAGCGGATATTCTCGGTAAGCAAACTATAACAGGCACCAGTAATTCCGATTTATTAATATTAACTACAGATATACATGGTACACAGACTATTGTGGGCGTTCTTTCTCCAGAGTTATTGATCTTTTTTACGTCAATCTCTGGAAAACAGATAATTACCGGAACTATCAATCCTGATTTATTAATATTTACAACTGATATAAATGGAAAGTTAGCAATTACAGGAATAAGCAATCTTGATCTTTTATTACTTACTACTGATACACATGGAAAACAAACTATTGTCGGAACTATTAATCCTGATCTTTTACCATTGACAACTAATATAAACGGAAAACAAACGATTACCGGAATATCTGATATTGACTTATTGATTTTACGGATGTTTGCTACTGATGGTGTAGTACCTATATCGGGTATAATGGATATAGATATACTATTGCAAACAACCGATATTCTCGGTAAGCAAGCCATAACAGGTACCAGTAATCCTGATTTATTAGTTTTAACTACAGATATAAACGGTAAACAAATGATTAATGGAATTTCTAATATTGACTTATTAATCTTAAAAATGTTTGCTTCTAATTATTTAGTATTGATTACCGGAATTTGTGATATTGACTTATTGATGTTAAAAACGGATGCTGACGGTGTTTTAAGAGCGTTTTATGATTATATTAATGTTGGTTCAGAATTAAGTAAAGAAACTAGAACAAATTCTTTATTGAATAAACAATCTCGTTTGAGATCGGCAATTATAAGACAACTTATTTTACAAGGAAAAATACATGGATGATTCAAACGAATTTGTCGGTATAGATCAACCGCTGAAATTAATCATTCCTACCGGAATAGATATTTCTTCTTATACCGATATTAGTGTAAAAATAAAAAATATTAATTCTACTGTAATTACAATATTTTCTCCTCCAGATGTGGAAATGGATAGCACGGATCATACAATAGTAAATGCTTATATTGATGGAGGTTTTCTCGAAGAAGGACGGTATATAGGACAAGTTTTTGTCTATTTTACCGATCCTGTTAATCCGTATCCCGGTAGACCTTTTGTATTTACTGTCAGTGACGAACTCATTATAACTTTACTTGAGAGAGTTAAATCTGAAGCTTATATAGGAATAACTCATAACAATCACGATTCTGCTATACAAACAATAGTGGATGGAATAATTTTATCGGCTATTGACTATATGGACGATGAGGATATTACACAGGAAAGTGAAATACCGGAAGGCATTATACATCGGCTATTAAAACAAGTAGCTTATGAATATAGACGTAGAAAGGATTCCGGTTTATCATCGGTAGTATATCCGGACGGAAGTGTAAGTAAATTCTCGATAGATGAATGGTTGCCGGATGTTAAAGATGCTTTAAACAGACATAAGGTATACACGCTATGAGCGATTTATATTTATTGACTTTAAAGACAGGTGGAATAAACTTCTATACCGAAGAGGAAGCCGAAGAATTGAAGGAAAATGATTTACTATTAATACCTGAAAATGACGGAAAGGCTTTGACACAACAAGATATTTTCGGAGAAGATTATGAGTAATGTAGAAGAAACCAAGAAAAAACTTCTCGATCTGGTAAAGAAAATGATTCAAGCTACTATAGATACTATAGATAAAGATATGCCCTTATGGAGCACATATATTTTACAAAATCATTTGACAGGAGGAACTTCATCAACCAGATTAAAGAAAGTTACCGGAAGATTATCCGGTTCAATGCGTCCTTTACCTACTAAATTAAAATCGGACGGAATTTACGGAGGTCTGGAATTTGGCACTAGGTATGCAGGTATACATATAGGCAGAATGGGAGACGTAACGACTATAAGATCGAACAGACCTGGAGGATATCTTGCTATACCTTTAGAAGCTGCAAAGACGACAACAGGAAGAACTCGCGCGGCTCCTCGTGATCCGATGTGGGGAAGTACTTTTATAGCCAAAGGTATTATTTTCGGATATAAAGGAGGAAAAGTAAAAACTGCCGGAAAGATTAGAGATATTGTACCTTTATTTAAACTGAAAAAATCCGTTCGGGTGCCTGTGCGCGTGGACGCTTTAAAATTAGTACAGTGGATAAAACCTAAACTGGAAAAGGATTTATCAGAGGCTATTTACAATGTCCATTAAATCGGAAATCAGAGATATAGTTTACGTCATGCTTGAGAATATGGATTATTATAATTCTATTATTAATTATCCTTTTGACAATTCTGAGTTTGAAACATTGAAATTTCCGGCTTGTTTGTTTGAATTGACAGAGAATAATTGCGAAAATAGAAACAGAGTTTTGAATATTTCAATTACGCTTGATTTTGAACTATGGATAGAAATAACCGAAGCCTTAAAAGAGAATATTTATAAAAGTGCGGATGCGGTAGATTCCGCTTTATATACTGCTGTTATTTCCTCGGCAGGAGACAGAGTAAATGGTTTAGGAAAATACATACAAAAAATAGAAAGAGGAAATGTAGAATATCTGAGTCCCGATCATCAATTCATAGTTATCAAAGTAAGCTATCCAATAAATTTTCTTACAAAATATACGGACTTGACTACAAATAATTTAACAACCTAATAGGAGGTTTTTATGAGTAATTACTCACCGAACGTAAACAATTATCAAGTAGCGAAAGGAGTTTTATATTTTGATCGTTATGATGATAATGGAGACTTAACCGGAGAACTTGACCTGGGAAACGATCCTTCTTTTGCTCTTTCTCCGAATATTGAAAACCTGGAACATTTCTCTTCCAGAGACGGAATCAAAAGGAAGGATAAGGTCGCAGTCATTCAAGCTTCAGTCAATGGTAAGTTTACCCTTGACGAAATAAACTATGACAATCTGGCTTTGATTTTCATGGGCGGTGATACATCTTATTTTACACAGACCGGAGCGACTGTAACGAATGAAGCTATAACTGCCCATGTAGGAAAGCATGTAAAACTTCAGTATCGTAAATTAACGGACGGTACTGTAGTTATTACCGATTCTACCGGAATGACTACTTATATAGAGGATACTGATTATTCAGTAGACTATACAACCGGCAGGATCAAGGCTATTGTCGGAGGGAATATTACCGAAGGAGAAGATTTATTTGTCGATTATACCTATGAATCTTGTTCTTATCCGGTGGTCAATATTGCGGATAGTCCCGAAATTACCGGGTTGTTACGTTTCAAGGGTGACTGTACTCTTGGGTATGACTTTGAGATCGTGCTCTGGAAAATAAAACTCACGCCGACTGGTGATGTGAATTTCATTAGTGAAGGATGGAACCAGGTGGAATTTAACTTTGAAGGTCTTGATGATACGGCGAATCACCCGACAAGTCCCTGGGGACAGATTATCGACATTGAAGGTGACACTGTGGTGGTATCATAATTATGAATCTAACTGGCGAAAAGGTGGGAGAACTTTTAGTAAAGCCGTGGACTTGGGGCAAAGTAGAACAACTTGCTCCAAGTCTTTCCAGACTATATTCTAAATGTAAATCGAATAATGTCACTATAACCGACATACAAAGTGTATTATCCAGACCTGAATTTTTGATTGAAATAATGCCGGAAATTACCGAGATTATTTCTATTACTGTAAATGAAACACAGGAAGTAGTAAAAGAAAAAGGATTGGACGAAATTCTTATTGTCGTATTGAAAATATTCGAGCAGAATATAGGGTACTTAAAAAACTTATCAAGCCCGATTCAAACGATACTGGAGAAATTGGTGATAGTTTGATTCGGGCTATTGCTTTACTGATAGCTCAAGGACATTCTTATCATGATATTATATGGGAATACCCTATAGATTTATTTTATGATCTGTATGAACAGTGTTTGTTAATGGAGATACAAAGAAACAAACAACTAGCAATCACGTACAGATTAGCAAGGTTTGCCGATAATAAAGATTTTAAAGAATACGTGTCCGATAACAGAGTTTCTCTAAAACCAAAGAAAAAGAAATTGACAAAAGAAGAACATAAACAGAACGCAATGAATTTAAAAAGGATGTTTGTACGGCTGCTGACCAAAAAGAAATAGCAAAACTCATTCTCAGTATCGAAGCGCAACTCGGTACTTTCAAAGGTCAATTGAAAGAGGCGGGTGTTGATTTAGATACTTTAGGAAAAAAGGCGGGAGAAGCAAAACAGAAAATGAGTATCTTCGCGGATACTTATAAAGCTTTCCTTGCGGTACAAGCTACTATCGCAGTGGCTCAGAGATTGTATAATCGTATTGTCGGAGATTCGGTAGAACTTTACAAAGAACAAGTAAAGGCATTGTCTAATTTACGCACGGTTCTCGGATATACCTCTACATCTTTATTGACACAATCTAAAATATTATCGGAACAAACAGCAATTGATGATGAAACAATTGTAACTATATATTCAGTAATCGGAGCATTTACTAAAGAGGAAAGTGTAATAAAAAGATTGACTCCGGCAATACTCGATTTTGCGAAAGCGCACAAGGATATGTCGCCGGAAACCGCTGCACAATTATTTACAAAAGCTGTATTTTCTTCTACCGATGCATTAAGCAGGTATGCTATAAAATTAGACGGTGCTGTCGGAAGCGAAGAACGCATTAATGATGCTATTAAAAAGAGCACGGCTTTATGGGGAGGTTTGAGCCAAGCCTTTGCAAAAACCGACGTCGGAAGTTTACAAGGAATACAAATAAAAATTGACAATATAAAAAAAACCATAGGACAGAAAATAATTCCGTATCAAGTAGAATGGAATGAGTTAATATTAAAAGCATATACATTTTTAAATAAAATTCTATCATTAATGGATACTAAAGGATATTCTAAAGAAGAACAAAAACAATACAAACAAATATTTGATGTAATACCTAATATAGAAGATACTCAAAAACGTAAAGAGGCTTATTTAAAGGTATTATCCGATCTACAAAAAGAAGAAAAAGACATACAAAATAAACTAAAGATCACTACACAAATAGCTCCTTCCACTGGCGAACAATGGGCTACTAGATTAAAATCAGAAGAGAAGATTGAAAAAGATGTACTAGAAAACAGATTAAAAACTATTAAAGAATATCAAAACAAAATAAATGAAGAAGTAAAACCGAGAACTCCTGTGACTGTTCCTCCAGCGGGTGATCCTGAAAAAAAGAAACAGGAAATTCAAGTTAGGGATTTACGTTTATTTGAAGAAAAAATAAAATCTATTTTACTTGATATAGAAGAAGATTACAGAACCAACAGGAAAAATTTAGAACAGTATTATGATTCTCTTTTAGCAAGAACTAAGGATTTGTACGAAGGACAGATAAGAGCAGCGGAAGAGTATAAAAATAAACTAATCAAAGTAGGAGAAGATAAAGATAAAATAGAAAAGGCCGAAATGGACATAATGGTCAAGCAAGCCGAAATGAATAATAAGTTAAAAGAAATCAGAATAGAGAAAGCAAAAGCCATAGATAAAGAAACGGAAGCTATTAAAAAATTACAAGAAGCGGCGATAGAAGATTTAAAAACAGAAAGAGAACGGGCTAATATTGAAGCATCTAAGATTAATCTTTCTCCTGAGAAAAAGGGTATAGACAAAGAACTTCAAGACATAAAAAATAAATATGACAATAATATAAAAGTGTTTAATGATCTTCAATTGCTTTACGAGAAAGATAGCGAAGAATATAAAAAGGCTGAACAAAGTAAACTAACAGCAACTCAATTATATTTAGCCGAAAAAGCAGAAATTGAGAAAAAATATTCCGATGAAGAAAAACAAAGAATCCAAGAAGCGTCTTTATATATAACCAAAACTCTTCTTTCTGCCTGGTCAACTTATTTTGACGTGCGTTTAAATAATTTAGAGAAGCAAAAAAATTCAGAAATCAATTATACAAAATCAACTATCACCGATAAAGAAAAACAACAAAAAGCCATAGAACAGATAAATGCTAGATATGAAGCGGAAGCGCGAAAAATGGCAGAGAAGAAAAGAAAGATTGCTATTATCGAAGCCACCATTGATATGTTTGCTTCTGCTGTTGCCGCTTATAGGGCTTTTATGGGCATAGATATTATAGGCCCTGCATTAGGCGCTGCTGCTGCCGCTGCCGCGCTTGCTTTCGGAGCAATGAAGATCACTGCAATAGCTTCTGCCCAATATTTTGAAGGCGGTAAAGTATCCGGTCGCCAGGGACGGGACAAGGTAAATGCAAAACTTACCGTTGGTGAATACGTACAAAGTAAACCGGCAGTAGATTATTATGGTGAAGGAGCAATGGAAGCGCTTAATAAAAGACTCATCCCTAAAAATCTTTTCAGAAATTATTCCGGTTTGCTGCCTTCTTTTCCAGGGAGATTTTTAAATTCAGGAGGCATGGTTTCTTCCAGAGATAAGGAAACTACTTTACAGATAAATAATATTGTAGATTCAAACTTGATAGGACACTATATCAATTCTTCTGCCGGACAAGATGTAATTTTAAATGTGATTTCTAATAATCAGTATACTATAAAAAGGAATCTTCAATTATGAATTACTTAGGATTCGATATTAATACTGAAACTACTCCTAAACCCTGGGGTTATCGTGAAAAAATCTGTTGGCAAGATGCTTTACAAACTCTTGTTAAGGATACTGTTGACGGAAGTAAATACACAACTGGACATAAACATTTTAAATTATATTCCGATACTACTGGTGAATTGACTGTGTATTGTAACTCATTAAAAGATACTACTTTTTATGGTAATATAGGAATTGGTTGTACACCGTCAGATTCATGGTTTACAGGAGTAAATTCCGTTCTTGAATTTTATGGTAGTTCTGAAATATCTTCCATTAGTAATTATGTTAATCACATAGATATTGCTTTAAATACTTTACAAACGAGTGCAGTAGAATGGAAATACAGAACTTCGTCTTTTGCTGCAAAATACAGTCAAATAGCCGGAGGACATGCTTTTTACAGTGCTATTTCTGGAACTACTGGAGATGTGATTTCTTTTTATAATATATTATTAGTTCATTATACCGGTGTTACTGTTAATCTGGACAAAATTTCCGGTTATTTTTCTGTAAATGGTCAGACAACATCAAATTTATTTAAAATAAATTTTACAACAGGAAGTGAATATATTCAGGCAAATGGTAAAGTAGGTATTAACTGTATACCTTCTCCCTGGAATGCCTCAGTTAACTCTGTCATGGAAATCTATGGAATAGATTGTAATGCAGCATTAACTCAAATGAATAGTGATTTACGTTTATCATGTGGAGCAGTACAAACAGGTACAGATGGATTAATAAGTTGGGTATACAAAAACACATCCAATGCTTATGCCACTTTATATTTACAATACCAGAATACTCATCAATTTTATGGTGTACCTAATGAAGATAACGGCACTGTATTGAATTGGACAAATAATAGAGTTTTTTATTTATCCGCCGGATTGGGAATAGCAACATTAACGGGAAGTGCTCCATATTTTGATATTATCAACACAACACCATCCGATGCTGATGGAGGACGAGCATCAAGAATTTATGGAAGAGGTTATACTGTCGGCGGAGGTACTCCAGTATTACATGCATTGGGTTATCATGAGTTTTCATATAGTTTAACTGAGGTAGAAAGTCAAGCGGGCATGTGGAGGTTATATCTCAATGATGGAGATGATGGCAGTAATCCTTCTGTAAATATATTAAAGGCTTTATTGACGAGTATGAATTTTTATGTTGATACCTGGTTATCAAAAAGTGCACCAATATTTTACATTGAAAATACTTCACCGGGTAATGCTGACGGGGATCGTGCCTGTGTGATAAATGCGAGGGGAATGAGAACGGCAACCCTGGCAGAATTGGGGAAAATGACTTTTTCTCATTATGGAACAGGTACAGATTTTGCCGGAAAGTGGCAATTAAATCTACGTAATGCCGGATTAGATGATGTAAATATTATTACTGCATCAACAGCAGGAGGAGTAACTATTTATGACAATGTAGGGAATATAGGATTGATAATAGATGCTGATGCGGCATCGAGCAGTACAGGAAATGCTAGAATTACTTTTATAAATGATACTACACATTCAGGTGGTGTAATGATGGCAAGAAGTGGATTAACTGCAACACTAGCAGATTCCTTAACTATTTATGCAGATGGTGTGCATGATATAAATATGAAAACCAATAATATATTACAACAAAAAATTGCAGGAGATGGAAAAATTTATATGTATACTTTATCTGATTTAACTGCATCAGGTAATAAAGTTTATATGGTACAAGATACAGTAACAAAAGAAATAGGTTATTCCTCTACATAGAGAAAGGATTTTATGAAAATATCTAGGGAACATTTCTTTCTTTTATTTACAAAGATGAAAATAAAATTCAATTCAGAAGAAAAAATAGGCGGAAAATGTGCTTATGGATTTGATAAAAACATTCAATTAATGTCAAGTGAGATAAAATCCATAGGAGTATTTGCAAAAGAAATAAAATATACCGACTTTGAAAAAAAGTTAAAGGAATTAAATAATGCATATAAGGATGTGAAACGTGTAACGGATGAAGAAAAAGAAAAAGTAGAAAAAGAAATCGAAGAAAAAATCAAACCGTTAAAAGAAGAGTACAAAGCGGCAATAGAACAATTTGATAAATTCATAAAAGAGGAAATCGAAATTGAATTTTATAAAATAAAAATGTCGGATTTCAATGAATATTTAAAAGATGAAATTGATACTGGTAATAATTTTTTATTTTGGAAACCTTTATTGACAGAACAATTATAGAAATCAAAATAATTTATGGCTATATACGGCAGTAATTTTGACTACGGAGAATCTCCATATTATAAAGATGACGGCGGAATTATAAATGAAGATTCTCTTTTCGTGTTTTTTCCAAATTGGAGAGAACCGGTAAAATTGACATATCATTTTGATACAATTATATCCAATAGTCGATATGATTGTGAACAACGTAAATCTTTATTATCTCGACCTACTCGCAAACAATCTTTTTTATTGACAGAAGACATAGACGCTTCTAAAATATGGAATTATCTTTTAAGGATGCAAGCGAGTTCTTTGTATTGTCCTATTTACACGGAGTGTATTAAATTTTTAGATACGGGAAGTATCATAGGAAAGACCGAATTAAACTTCGAAGATATTACTTATTTTTATAATATAAAGAATTATACAACCGCCATTTTACTTTACGATATAAGACAAATAGTATCAAATGAAATATTGTACATAGATTCGATTGTAATGAATAAAGTAAAATTTTTCAATGCTGTAGCAGGAGATCATTTATATCAAACGTCAAGAATTTACCCGTTATACAATTGTTATATTACCAATAAAAGCAGACGAGATGTAACAGATAAATTGACCGAGATAGAATTAGAATTAACCGAGATTATGGAATTGACTTACATAGGAACTTACGGAGGTTCTTGATTTGGAGCCTATTTTTTATCATAAACCGAATTGGTCACGAATACCGGATGTGAATTTTAATTTTTCACGTGAAGATACTATTTATCCCGGTACTGTAAGAACTTTATCACAAATAAATATTCCGGTACGTTCCTTTAAATACGGATATACTAATTTAAACAAAACAGACGAGTATGATATACTGAGTTTTTTTATTGATCGTAAAGGAAGACAGAAAAACTTTTGGCTGCCTATATGGAAAAATACCTATGTCTGTATTTCTGATATTCTGATCGGGACATTGCAAATATTGATAAAGGAAAGTAACGCAAGGTATAATTACAATCAATATGAATATGTTTTTATAGAAACAATTTACAATGAATTTTTTTATTATCAGATTAATAGTATAGAGTATGTGAACTCGACAACTGAGAAAATTAATTTGAATAATACGATTATTCAAACAGTCAATATAGAGAACATAAAATATTGTGGTAAATTATTATTAGTACGATTTGACACCGATGATCTCGAATTTACTTATCCTACTTCGAGAACAAACGAATTGACTTTACCTTTTATAGAATTAGTAAATGAATATTATGAGCACGAGTGATAAACTTTACAGATCAATAGATTATGGCCAGACTTGGATAGAAGTTGCTTCCGATCAAAACTGGTATAGTCTAGCAATGTCAGGATAATATTTATATGAGTATAAATAATAAATTATCAGAAATACAACAAATTGACAGTCTGGAAATATATGACTTTATCACAGAGGTGTATACTTACAGATATACGAGTTATGACAAAGAAGTAATTATAGACAATAATACATATCTGCCCGTATCCATAAAACGAAGCGGATTCAGGCGCGATTTAAACAGAGGAATTATAGAATGTACGATTACTGCTCCTATCTCTGTTTTATTCAATCAATTTATTACTTTATATCCTTTACTTTCAATAAAAGTAAAAATAAAAAAATATTTTATAGATGATTTTACAGAATACATCATGGTTTTTAATGGAATAATAAAAGGGATAACTATCTCTGGAAAAGAACGTATCGCTTCGGCTAATTGTGTTTCAAGTATGGACGAATTAAATACTAAAGTGCCTTATATTTTTGTACAATCTTTTTGTAACAACAGTCTATATGATTCTATTTGTAAACTAAATAAAAATAATTTTTCACAGTCTGTACAGATTATTCTTGATCCTGCCGATAAAACAAAAATTACATTACTCGGGGTGATTTTAACAGATGATTATTATACTTTGGGAACTATGGAATATGAAAAAGAAAAACGTCTGATTATAGAACAAAAAGGAAGTATATGCAAGATTCAAATTCCTTTTATAGATTTAACAGATAATTCTTTAGTCAAGATAATAAGAGGATGTGATAAAACTAAAGAAACTTGTTACAACACCTTTAAAAATATAGATAATTTTTTGGGTATGCCTTACGTAAAAAGCGGACAAAATCCTGTAGATTTTGGAGTAACATGAAAAAAGTTTTTGAAAATACTTTACTAAAAGAAAATTTAAACAGAGAAATTAAGTCTTGGTTAGAGACTCCTTATTGTCACTGGGGAAACAAAAAAGGAATAGGGGCGGATTGTTCCCTTTTTATTTTAAAAATTTTTCAGGATATTGGTATTATAAATGATTTTACCATACCTTATCGGGATAGAGTATGGAGCAAATACGGAACCGAGGAAGTTTTACTGCAAAAGATAGAGGAAATCAGAATAAAATATATAAAAATGAATTACTACCTTTTGCAGATTTTTGAAAAAACATTTTTCTTTGGAGACCTTTTGACATTCTCTTCCAGAGACAGACTGACGGATCACATGGCTATTTATATTGATAAAGGTGAAATTGTTGAATCAACCGAGTCTATGGGAGTACATGTTTTAAAGTTGGATAATCGTATATGTAAACTAAGCAATTATTATAGATTTTACGAAAGAATAAAAGTATGGGCGTAGAAACTGCTATAGTTATTATAAGTTTGTTAGCATCTGCTGTCAGTTTGGTTATAGGAATAGTCGCTGCTCATAAAGCAGGCGATACACCGTTTTCCAGTGTAGAAAACGAACAAAAAAATCTTGTGGATATACGAAGAATAGAAATGAGTGAAGGTCTTTGCGTACCGATTATTTACGGCTCTTCTGAAATTGGAGGAAATATTATATGGTGGGATTATAGTCAATACGATCCTACGCATTATCAAGTTAAGGTATGGTTGACTTTAGCACAAGGTGTGTGTGTAAAATCTTACGGAAATGACTCTGCTAACAATTGGATAATGGTTGATGGAAAATATTTTAAATCAAGTAATATAGATTATATTTTAAGAACCGGTTTAAATAATACAAAATTGCCTCAGAAAGTAGCGTTTGAAAATGTTTTAGACTCTTTGCCGGATATAGGAAAATATGCTTCAGGACTGAAAGAACTGGCGCATATTTTTATTTACAAATATATTCTTGAAGAATACGCAAAATATATACCTTTATTTACATTTAAGATTAAAAGAGTTTTAAACACTCCGATCATTAACCAAGAAATTTATAAAGCGGAATCTTTTTTAATATTTGATGCTGATATGTTAATTGAATATACTTTTAGTGATATATATAATAATTTTGTCGTCAATGAATCTTTTGTAAAAGTGGCTATGGATAGAACCGGAAAATATAGATTATTGTCAAGTTCAGCGAAAACCCGTGGCGGTTTTGCTTTTACGGCTGGATATCTTTGGTTGTCTGTTGATTATGGAGTTACGTATACTAAAGTATATCCGGGAAAAGAAGCATGGACTTCTGTAGCTATAAGTAAATCCGGACATGTAATGTTAGCTACTATAAGTGAATCATACCCTAAATTATCCTTAGATTTTGGAACTACTTGGAATACATTAGTGACGCCTTTAGGGATTAATGCTCAATATAGTTGCTGTGCTATTGATGAGAACGGAAGTACTTTTTTAATAGGTGCTATGAATGGAGCTATAGCTATTACGCATCATTATGGAAGTGTTTGGTATCCTTCTGTTTTATCCGGTTACCAGTGGTGGGATTTGGCTTGTAGTGATGACGGTCAAGTAATGCTCGGAGCCGCTCTTGACAGAACTGATATAGCTAAATCTACCGATGGAGGAACAACTTGGGGGGTTTGTGGTACTTTTACAGAACCTTGCGGTATATGCATGGATTCTTATGGTGTACGATTTTACGCTATAGATTATTCATTAAAAAGAGTTTATGCTTCTTATAATTCCGGTATATCGTGGGTAAGTATTTCTGATGATATAGAATGTTTATCATGTATCCGTTGTGATGACACAGGTAAATTAATTGTAGTAAGTCAACGAGCAGATAGTACCGTCGGTGTTTTAGGAAGAGGATATTTTACTAGTTCAGATTATGGAAATACATTGACAGAACGATTTATTCCGGGTGTAGATAATATTCCGACAACATGTTGTATATCCGGAAATGGTAATTATTTTATTATAGATAATGTTGATTTAGCTGTTCTTTTGTGGGTTGATGAACTCTGGCAGCAAAATTGTCAAATATCCCGAAATATTTTCTTGGGGCATAATCCTGTTGCTGTTATTTATGATCTTCTTATAAATCAATTAAAAAAATCTTCCAGTGACATAGATTTAATAAGTTTCAATAACGCTGCGAATGAAATGTACAACAAATTATACTCTGTAAATATGACTATTAACCAGCCAAAAACCGTTAAGGAAATAGTAGATCAGATTCAGACAGTATATGATATTTATTTGATAAAAAATACGGAAGATAAATATGCGATTTTATTTTTTAAGGATACCGATATTTCCAATTGTAAAGCAACTATTTATGATCCCGATATTATAGATTTAAATTTTACCCGTAAATCATGGGACGATACCTTTAATTCTTTCACAGGTACATACAATCCTGCTTATGAGATAGATACTCAATACCCCGAAGGCGTGAATTTATACTCGCTAAATCAGCGATCTGTTACGGTAAAAAATGACGCTAATATTTTATTAACCGGAAATGTAAGATCGAAATCTATTGATCTGTCTATCATGGGTTATAAGCCGTCAGTAGAGAACAGACTGAAAGAGATCATGGCGCGTGAGTCTTATCCTTTTTCTGTTGTAAGTGTTACCGTAGGTCTGAAATTTTCTTTTGTTGGTCTGGGAGACATTGTAAAAATAAGTAGCGTCGATTATTCAATAAATAATTATTTTCGTATCATTGATATTGACAATATGGAAATTGACAAAAACGAATTTAAAATGACACTTATGGAATTAAGAGAGGTTTTAACCGCTTCCTTGTAACCTATTATATCTTCAATAAAATCAATGACTTAGGTCATACACCTTTGTATCTTCAATAAAATCAATAACTTACGTAGTGTACATTTTTTAGTTTTTTTATCAAAAATGTGATCGTTTTTGATAAAAAAAATGTATATTATATAATAAGAAAACAACATAAACCTAAACAGAGGAGTGAGTTATGAAAATTACACAGTATCAGTTATTAAAATCAGGTGTTGACAAATGGAACACCTGGAGAAAAGAAAACCCCGGTGTTAAGATTGACCTGACAGATGCTGACTTGACACGTGCTAACCTATCACACGCTGACCTGACAGATGCTGACCTGACACGTGCTAACCTACCATACGCTGACCTGACACGTGCTAACCTGACACGTGCTAACCTGATAGATGCTAACCTGGCATGTACTAACCTGACACGTGCTGACCTGACACGTGCTGACCTGTCATGTACTAACCTGACATATGCTAACCTGATAGATGCTAATCTGACAGATGCTAACCTGACACGTGCTAACCTGACAGATGCTGACTTGACACGTGCTAATCTGACAGATGCTAACCTGACACGTGCTAACCTATCACACGCTGACCTGACAGATGCTAACCTGTCACACGCTAACCTGACAGATGCGCTACTTTAATAAACAAGACATAGGTGTCAATACCATAGTTTTACTTAAACTTAAACAGAGGAGTGAGTTATGAAAATTACCCGAACCGATTGCAAAATTATCGTATCATCGTCTTATAACGCTGATCTGATTCCTCTCGCTCATGCAGCCGGCGGAAAATGGAATAGAGATCACGCCGTGTGGGAATACGATATTAGGGCGGAACAGCAGGTTGCAGAGGCGTATCGTACTGCATACGGGTACTGGGATGATGTGGTTGATACTGTGGTTTTGCGCTGCACATCTGATGCTGAGGCTACCATACGTACTGATAGCCTGAAATTAGGCGGCCGCCCGATTGCCAGAGCGTCAGGGCGCAATAGTGGTGCCAGGCTATGTGATGGTGTGATTATATTGAATGGTGGTTTCAGTAGTGGCGGTAGCGTGAAAAATTGGCAAACGGTATGCAAAGCAGGAACCAGTTTTCGTTTGCTGGATGTACCAAAACCGATGGCGGAAAAACTGGTTGCTGATCCTGACTGGTGCTCAGAAATAGAAATTGAGCCAACCGAAAAACCAGCGGAAATCAACCGCGACGCGCTAATCGAGGAGCGTACAAAATTAATGACTAGAATTACAGAAATTGACGCAATTCTGCATCAATAATCGGAAGCCTATATTATTAATTTCTTAAACCTAAACTAAAGGAATGTTTTATGACCCCCAAACAATTTTTAGAGCAAAAATCAACAAAATTAGAACGGTTGGCAGGAACTCGCGGAATAATTGAAAAACGCGAACGACTGCAAAAATTAATACGGTACCACGCCCAATATACTGGCAGGATGTACCCGATTAATTATCATCTGGCAGAAAAAAAACGGGTAGAGGATAAATTGTATACAGAGTATTGCCGGACAAAAAAACTGGCAGCAATCAATGATCCGTTAACGTGGAGACGAGGAAAATACGGTGAGTTTATCATGGGAAAAGGGCTGCCGACATATGGCCGTTTTGAGCAATTGTATATTGATCGATACAACAAATTACTACAGGCCGAAAAAAGTATCCTCAACGATCTGCGAAAAAATGCAGATGAACACGGATGGATGGAACGGAGATCATGGGAAAAGGGCCGTGGTGAAGAACTTTCGATTGATCTGTATGGTGCGGATTTTGATAAAAATCTGTATGTTGTGCAGGTTAGGCAAGCCAGCCGTGCGCGCACTAGTTACTGGTTGGAGGTGCGTAAATCCTATTTTTTGATCGGCAGAAACGAAAACGGACTCGCATTTGCACATTGCATTAATGGAGCAGGAGTCCGGGCAGCAATCAGACAAGAAACAGAGGCCAAACCAGAAACAGCGGTAAATGCTGCATTAAAATGGATATGGAGTACGGATAGATATACGGAGATTGTACGTCAGGGCGATATCGGATTATTACCCGTAAAATTAAAACCAGCAATAAAACCTATTGGTGCGCATGTGATAATGGTAGTAGATGCTCATCAATTGTGGAGTGGGGAAATCAGGAAAAATGGTAAATTATTTGCCAAAAATCCTTATCTCCATCATGTTAAAAAACAGCATCCAGACGTTAAATGCAATGGATGGTATCAGGTAATTGTCGGAAAGAGAGAACTGCCCTGGAGTTTTGCTCCAGCAACAAAAGACTAGTACAGAGAGAGGTATAAAAATTAATCTCATAGGCGCCGATCTCGTAGGTGCTATCAGGGATTAATCAAAATTCACAAGTCCGAACAATTTTTAAACCTAAACAGAGGAGTGAGTTATGAAAATTACACAGTATCAGTTATTAAAATCAGGTGTTGACAAATGGAACACCTGGAGAAAAGAAAACCCCGGTGTTA